TCATTGATATGTTCTTTTACTATTTTCATTTTCCTAAGCTAGCTCCAATTGCAATCGATACTAATCTACTTGTAAGTAATTTTCCTAATGGGCCATTTTCTTCTACACCTAAAACTTTACAAATAGCTTTTCCTATAGCTGGCCCAATTAAAGCACCTGTTACACCACCGGCAATAGAACCAAAGAAACCTTCTTCTATTTCTTCACCATTTTGTAATTTTTCAATAAGAGTATTATAGAATTTTTCTCCTTCTAAAATTTCAGGCGTACTTAATCCTATAGTATCTTTTGATTCAAATATTTTTGAAGAATTAATATTCTTCAATTCATAGTATGTTAAAATTTGTTCCATAATTTAATCCTTTCCATTATATGTGGTTGATTCAACTCTTCTTTTTATATTGAATCTATTATAATTCATTGATAAAGAAAATGTGTTGAATTCTGCTGCTGTTTGAGCATAACTTAATTCTACTTGTGATAAAGATGTTGGTATTAATTGTTCAAATTCAAAAACTACTAATTCTATACCATTTAAATCTAAAAAACTTACAAAAATATTTGGCCAAAATACGTCGTCTTCTTTATATAATAAATATTCTTCTATTTGATCAAATAATATCCAATATGAAATAAATCCTTCTGTAAGTTTGAATGTTACATCTAAAGATTTATCAAGAGCTGGTTCTAATTCTTTTCCTCCACGATATTTTATAGGGAACTGTGATTGTTGTTGAGATACAGTATTAAGACTTATCTGTGGCAATGAAACACTTTGAATGGTTGAATTAAAAAAATCTTCTATAGATTCATATGGAAGTTTTAAACGATTAATTATAGGTAACCATCTTTTTTCTACCTTTGGATAAAAGAAATTAGGCGGAAAATATATTGTAAAAGCATTTTGCTTGTTATTAAGTATCATTATTTATCTTCTTTAAATTTAGATTTCCAATATTTCATAACTAAATCAGTTAATTGATCAACAGATAAATTCTGGTTTCTTGGAAGCCATGTGCCAGCCGAATGATAAAATAAAGTATCAACAATAGCTTTAATCCAACGATTATATTGATAATCTCCAAAATTATTAATTTTTAGCCAATTGAACATATTAGTTATATTTCTTCCACCTTCCTTTTGAAATTTCATAAGAATTTTAACTATTATTCTTTTTATATCGTCTCTTGATAATGGTTCAGAATATGATTTTGTTATTTTATCTTCATTTACTGATATAATTTCTCTAACTATTTTTTTCATCTTATATTTATTTATTTTCATTTAATAATGTATTGTATGCGTCTGTAAGTGTACTTATTTGAGATTCTAATTGAGCAATATTGGATAATAATGATGATGTATCACTCAATTTATTATAATTATCTATAACAGTTGTCATATTAGAATATGCATAATATTTACCTTGATAAAATGCATAGCTTGTTCCATTTGGATTTTTTACTATTATAGAATAATCATTATTAGTTTGTTTTAGTAAATCTAATATATCAGATGATACTATCTTAAATTCTAATTCTCCAAGCGCAGTATTCATATTTGTAGAATATGTAGGTAATATTTCAATAGAATTACCATCATCTTTAACAAATAATAATGCATAATTAAAAGCTCCTGATAAATCTAAATTTTGTGTTTCTAATGTACTTACATTATATTTTTGAATTTTAAATTTATAAACAGAATCATTATTCTTTAAAAATAAAGGTCCAGTTCCTTGTGGATAAATAACATTGTCATTTGTTAAAGATATATTTGTAGAATCGTAAAATACCTGTATATATTTAGATTGTGTATTTGTAGAAGAAATTTGAATATTTGCTTTTTCAGATTCTATTCTATTAAATACTTTATATGGAATAAGATTTTCTACATATAATCTTGTAAATTTTAGACCATATTTTTGTGGATCCATTGAAGAAAATGATGCTTTTCTAATTATTTGAGTTCCGTCCATTCTATTGGTTAATCTACATATATATTGTATACTATATGATGTATCTATATCAGCAGTTTTTAATACAGGACGAAAATAATTTGGAGCGCTAAAATTACTATCTTGAGTAAACATATACTTTTGAGTTAATAATTGAGTTTGATTAATATGTTCCCATACATATATTTCGTGATTGATTATCCATTTTGCTGCATCAGTTCCGTACATGTCAGAAAAGCTTTCGTAATTATCGTTCGGATTGTTTGATGTGTATAAAGATATTCTTCCACTTTCAATCTCACCCATATACTGACCAATTATTTGGTTATTCCAAGTAGCATAAAATTTTATAAAATCACCTTCAGTAGCTTCAGATATAAAACAATTAAAGCTATCAGCTGAACTTTTTACAGGTAATTGTAAAGATATATTTTCATTTAAAAGATAATCTCCATTTAAATTTATAGTATTTATAGTACTAAAATTTATAAATACATCAGATGATTGTTTTATATTTAATGTTTGCTCTATATTAGTTAATTTATTATCTCCTAAGACAGAAATAGATGGAATCTTAAATTCTATATACTTATCATAAAATTTATTAGCTAGATAAATAGAATTAGGATTAAATTTTATAACATCAGATGGGTTTGAAACAATACTACTATCATATGTTTGTTTTCTATAAGTAAAATTACTTAAATCTACCATATTAAGCGATACATCTTGAGCTCTAACTTGTATTAAAAATCCTGCTATATCATCAAAATTATAACCAGATATAATATGTAATTTTATTTTATCTAATTGATATGATAAATCAGTTATAGCTATTGATGAATCAAATTGATTTTTGAAACTTTCATTAGTATTAGTTGTATACCAAGTATCTCTCTTATCTGATATAGGAAGTGAATTAAATTCTATTGAATTATTAGTGACACCTATAGAATTTTTATCTTCAAAAAATTGCTTACCATTATTTCTAATACCTACAATAGGTGTTGAAAGTAATGTAGTAGAACCATCTCTATTAAATTCATATTCTAATAGACAAAATTCTGATAAAGAGATAAATTTACTTATATTATTATAATCGCTCATACTATTTTATTTTATATATTCAAAAATTTAGGGAATCAATTGATTCCCTAAATTTTAAAATGATAATAAGTCATATGTTAACCCGACTCCTATAGTTGGAATAAATTTTATTCCACCTCCATCAAAATATGTTCCAACCCCTCCAAATGTTGATATACCATATCTTTTCTTTTTAGCTAAATTTTTAAATGTCGAAGTTTTCATAGGATCTATAATATATCCTTCAATATCTGTAAATGTTAAACCAGGAAAGTCTGTTCTTGCATTAATTACTAATTTTTTATCTTTAGTTTCAGATATTCCTAATATTAATTTAGATGAGATTTCTAAATTATTTAGTTTAGCTCCATAATTTAAAACTTTTAAAGTGCTATCTATTTTTAAATATGTTAACCCATTAAATTTTATGTAATTACTTTTATCAAAAATAGTATCTGAATTAAAATCTATATTAAATTGTTTATTTCCATATTTATCAAGTTTCGATGAAATACTAGATATAATTAATGTATCCTTGTAAACTATTTTTATCTTTTCTTTTGCTATAAAAATAGGTTTTTGTTTTTTATATTTAAGATTTTCATCATATAATTCTTTATTAGCTTCTTTTAATTGATTTTCCGTAATTACATAAGTATTTACTTGAGCATATAGTTCATCTGCTTTATTTTTTAAATACTTGACAGAATCTGCTTTAACTATGATATTATTTTTAAGATCATTTTTTGATGATCTTTCTATAGAATAAAGAAATAGTAATACTCCTATGACTATTAATAAAACATAGATAACGTATTTATTTAAAAATTGAAAGCCTGTTGATATACTTGATTTAATTTTTGCTGTGTTCATAATGTTTTTTATATTAGTTGTTAATCTAAGAAAAATGAAAAGTTTATACTAAACATTGATCCAAATTTAGCTGGCCATCCTTGTGTATCTATTTTTAAATATAAATTATAGGGGTCTGCTGATTGTACATTAGTAGGAACATACCCAAACAACCCATAATTTTCTGCATTTAATGCAGAAGTAATTATCTGAGGCCCTACTAAAAATGAAATTTTTTCAGATGTGCCCAAAACAACTTCACCACTTTTATATATAGATGAAAATGGAATATATGATATTATTGAATTAGAAGATACTGTATCTCCACAATAAAATCTTCCTTGTACAATACATTGTTTGCCAACTTTTCTTATTTTTATATCAAAATTAGCATCATTTTTTGCAGCCGGGCCTCTTGACATATTTTGCCATCCAGAATCCCATGTAGGATCATTAATTATTATTGATGATTTTTGAGAAAGCTTAAACGATCTAGTTATACCACCACCAGATACTACTATTTCACCACTTCTTTCTGGTGAACTTAGTGGCTGATTAGATACTACAAAACTAGTGTTAGTAGATCCAGGTGCACCTGAAGTTACTGTTATTGAGCTAACCCATGCCGGTTTAGATACAACATCCCAATTTACGTTAGATGAAATATTTGCTGCAATAATATTTCCACCACTATCTATATTTAAAGCTTCTACTGGATCAAATTTTATTAAATTAAATTGAGGTATAGCATTTATACTGGTTCTTTTATTTGTTCTTCTAACCCATCCATTAATATCATATTCTATATACGCTCCATATTCTAAATTTTCATCTAATCCATTAATAGTTACAGTTCCACTAGAATTAATTCTATTTAAAATATTAAGTTTATATTTATTTTTACTAATAGTATCTTGTAAAGACCCAGTTTCTTTTTCATATTGTAAAGACGTTGCGTTTGATATTGAAACAGGATATATTACTAAATTAGCGTTTACACTATCGTCATTAGTTACTCCTAAAATAGTTTTATTATTCCATGTAACATTTACAGTAGAACCATCTTGGAAAAATGTAAGTGCTGTAGGAACTATATCAAATGATTTACTAAATAAACAAGACGCATCTAAATCATATTTTGATAATATTTGGTATTGATCTCCATTTTGAGTTTGAGATAATGTTTTAATATCAAAGTTTAAAGATGTTTCTCTTTCAATATTTGAATCATCTAAATTTCCTAATTTAAATTGACCATTAGATTTATCTCTGACAAGCGCCAATCCATCTTTTGTTTCTGCACTGTCAGTATTAAATAGAAAATATGGGTTATATCCATTTACAGTTTCACTACTGTGTATTATTTGAGCATATTCATGTGGTAGAATTCCGTATATTGATCCAGATGGTAAATTATAATAAGATTTATCATCACCAAATACAATATCTACCAATTTTCTAGATCCTATTTCTTGGAATGTGTTTGCATATCTGCCATACTTAAACACGCCATTTATTTCAGGATTGGCCACATTATCTAAAAAGTCAGCAGTCCCAAGAGATATAGTAGAAGATCTATATTGATCTAAATTTGTACCTATATTTTGTATGATAAATATGTTTCCACTTTTATCTATAAATATATCATTATTTTGATATTTTCTGTTAGGATATCCAGGAATATAACTGGTAGTTTCTGTAGATAATAAACTCTTATTAGATTTTATTTGAGTTTCTATATTATCTCTATTACCTGATTCATTATAATCAGCTAGATATACGGAAAACCCAGCATAACCTGTACTACCATCTTTTCCATTTATACCATACCCTGGTAACCCTGCAGCATATTTAAATTTGTAATTCATAATTTGTTATATTTTATTTCTGATTTAGTGTAATTTCTGCATAATAAGAAATATTATTATACGAGTTTTTTATATTTATTATATAAAAATATTCTTCTTTTTCGTATATCAATTCGCTATGAAAATTTTGGTTGGAAACTTCCTGCATGTCTGATTCATAGTTTTCTAATATAGATAATATTCCATTATTTTTAGAAAAAAGTTTAATACCTAAACTAGGAAGATTTATACTATAATAACTCAATATAGTATCATTTATATATTGATCTATAAATTGAGAAGAACTTTGTAATTTTGACCAATTTGATAAAAAAGTTGGCTCATTTTTAAATATTTTTCTTATAGATAAAGATAAATTAAATTTTAGAATAATATCATTATTTAAAAATGAAATATTAGAACTTAAATTATCCCAATTAGTTATTTTTATAGTATGTGGCAACTTAATAAGTTTAGAACCAAAAAAAGTTGGCAATTCTATAGAAGATTCATACCCATCAATTTTTCTAATAGAAGAATCTAATGTAATAGCAGTATAAAAACTTTTATCCCATAAAGATTTAAAAATATTATAATTTGGTTCGCATTGAATAGAATTTCTATTATCTATATCATTTTGAGATATATTATAGAAGATTTTATTATTCCATAATTGACTTACATTTTTATAAGATATTAAATTAGTGTTACTAGAAATAAAATCTTTTTCGACAATATCTATTATAGTTGAATTTTCATTATTTGAAAAATTTAACATATTATTAAACTTTGGAAAAAACCCACCATTATGATTACCCAACTTATTTTTATAGTATTTTGGATTGTTTAAACTAATATTAAATGATTTATAACCAAATGTTGCATTATTATAAACTTTATTTTGTCTTATTACTGTATAGAAAATATCGTTTTCTTTCAATAAATTATTTAATAAAGTTATGTTAATTGTATCAGCGTATAAATTTTTATTTGAATCATATACATTAGCATGGTTTATTATATTAATTCCACCTGTAGATTTATTACCAACATAATTATATTGAAACACTCCATTAAAATTATCATATGTTTTATCTATAGGAGAAAAATAATTAAGCTTAATAGAACTATCTGAATAAGCTACAAATATATTTCCTCTATTATTTAATTTATTTTGAGAAAATTGAACTAATGGAGAACTTTCATTTACTAAGTAATTTATTTTTACAGGATTAACACTTTTTGCATAAATTGATACAGTATCAGTTTTAAGAAAGAATGGTGCTTTAGCGAAACCAGTTTTTATAGAGTTTATAGAAGCATCTTTTCCATAATAAAAAGATGAAAATCTTTTATCTAAATTATCAGATAATATGGATTTACCAATATTATATGTAGAGTTTCTGTAATAATAATTTAATATGTCGTTTCCTTGATACCAAACCATTAAAATAGTTTTTGTATTTTCGTTTATGATAACTTCTATAGCACTATTATTAGAATAATTTCTAGATGATGTTGATACAAAAGCGAACTTATATCTATTATAGTTTTCTATACTTCCTAATTCTATTGAATTTTTATTAGATGAAATAGAAAGTTTTAATCCACTATATATTGTGTCTATTGAATTTTTATATTTGTTATATGACATAATGCTACTTCTATTGATTGCATCAGTAGATTCATTATTAGAATATATCATTTTTGAAAAAATATCAATATATGGATTATTTATTATAGCTTCTTTTATAGAAGTATATTTATTTGTAGAAATATCAAAAATAGAATCATTTATATCATAGTATACATATTTTTTCCAAGATTCATTATCTGATGAAATATATTTAAATATAGGTGTAGAAATTTCATTAGAAAATATTGAGTTATCTAATGTTGGAATGAAATTTGTTGACACACTTGTATCATTTGGTCCTAAATTAAAAGGTCCATTATTAGAAGAATCTAATCTTAATCTCATTTCATTATTTCTACAATCTAACCCTTGCATAACCCATTGAGTTACATGAGGTGCAGTTAAACTATATTTTAACAATTCATTATTAATATAATAACTAGAAACATCATCTTCAGAATATGCAGAATTATATCCAACAAAATTATACGAACCATCTAATATACTGTATGATATATTAGTGATTGAACTTGGCGATATAGTTGCTGAGCCAAAAAAAGTATTAAATTCAAATGGATTGCTACCATTACTTACTGCATAATTTATAGGCAATGAATCTCCTATAGTAATTGTACCAGCTCCATTAGTAACAAGATAAGAATTTCTATCATTTATTGTTGTTATCTTAGATATTTTCTTTGAATATGTTAAGTTATCATCAGCTCTATTATAAAAATATTCACTTTTTCCACCATTAAAGTCTTTATCATATACTGTAAAATCAAAATCTTTTACACTATTTATACTCATTAAAGAAATATTCAATGGCATAACACTATAAGCATAGAGTTTTCCTTCTATTGTAGATATCGCATCTTCAGTTGATATTAGATATTCATTATTATCAGAATATGGATCAGTTATATATTGATATGTAAATGTATTTGAATTTACTGATATATCAAATGATTGAATTAATTTGTTCCATCCATTATAGTTTTTATAATACATATAAGGTTGGAATTTATCTGTAACATTTGAAATAAGTGAGCTTAACACATTATTAGTTTTTACAAAATCAATAATTACGTTTTTTCTATCACCATGATATTCAAAGTTTATAGGTCCTAAAGATGCATCAAATGATATTGTATTATATAAACTAGAGGCATTTTTATGACCAAAGAAATCTAAATATGTAGGATTATTTTCATTTGAAAAATAATCATTTGATATTTTTTGTTGAGATGTTATATGTTGAAAAGAAAATAAATCATCACAATCATTATCTATTAATATAGAAAATGAATTATCTGAATTCTTAATAACCGAAAAATTAGTAGATATATCAAATTCATTAAACATATTAAAGGCACCACATATAGATTTATTTTGATCAGAATATTCTCCTAATATTGAATATGCATTTCTATATACATCAGGATATCCTGATGTGCTATATGAACTACAATACTTATATGGTTCGCCAGCATTTATAGGTTCAATATCAATACCATATATTTCCCATATGATATTTTTAGTTTTATTTATTACTCTAAGATGATCACCTTGCATCATCTTATTGTTTATATTAATTGTAATAAATTGTGAGATATTACGATTAACTATACTTGAAGTAAAAATATTTTCACCTGGTTTATTACAATAGTCATTAATATAAGATATATCATTTAATTGATTACTTGATGTTAATCTTGTTAAATTATTATTGTTATTTATAGCAAAAATTCTATTTTTAAATTCATCATGTATACTACCCGATAATGAAAAAATACTATTAGATGATGTGCTATCTTTTTTAATAAAAGTAGATACATCTTTTCCATCTAATGATAATATATTAAATTCATTAGATTCTTCAGAATTTTTATAATAAGATATTTTATATAAGATATTTTCTGATAAATATAATCCAAAATATCTATGCATAGAATACATATCTGCAGACTCATCATTAAATGCATATTCAAGATTTATTAGATTAGGACATAAAATATTATTACGTTCAAATCCATTACTAATAAATGCATTCATATCAGTAAAATTATCTACAATTTTTCCAAATTGATACGATGTTTCTTGACAGCTACTTATTATACCTGATTTTATTGATATTCCATTCCAAACATTATGGTCATATTCAGTTAATGGTAAATATACAGGTGATTGAATTTTTTTCAATTCATTTAAGTGTGTATATAGATATTTACCTAAGTTATTTTTTTGATTTAAACTCCAAGATTTTATTAAATTAGAATTTTTAATATATTTAGTTGCTAAATTTGATATTTTATCTTCAACTGTTTCTTTATACATTTCAGGATTATACGCACCATCTAATCTGAATACAACAAAGAAATCAGGTATTGTAGAATTAATCCAAATAGGTGCTAATATACTATAATCTTCCACATACAAATCATCTTTCAGTAATCTAGCACCATAATTATATATTGTACTATATTGTTTATCTAATGATGTTTTTGGTAAAGATATATCTAATGTATTTTCTTTTTCTACTTTAAATATTTCTCCACTTGGTATAGAGTCAAATGTTTTTCTTATATCAGAAGAAAATACACTATTAGCTGATACTTGTTGTTTTCTATATTTTTTATTAGATAAAATAGCGGAAACTTTAAATGTATCTAAATATAAATTATCGCTAGAATCTACTACAAGTTTTATATTTCCAGAAAACTTAGGATTAGTTCTTAGTATTAAATAAGATGATTCATTATCTACTATTATTTTATCATTATTATATAGATTGAAATTTTTACTATCTATTTTAAAAGGTCTATTTAAAACAGAAACATCAATAGCTGATTCAGCTACTGTATTATTACATAAGCTAGAATCATATAATGTAAAATTAAGATTGATATCAAAATCATTGCTATTTTTTGATACTACATGAAAAACTGCAGGAATAGTTGATGTAAGTTTTACACAGGTTTTTAATCTAAATGTTGACACATCTAGTTTGCTCATATCTACTCCATTTATAAAAAATGAAGATGCATCTAGATTGTTAATATCATATGACGGACTTACAAATCCATCATATGATTCACGTTTTACTACCAGAATAGCTTCTCTATTCTGTGATGTTAATATAATATTATCATTAAAATTTTTTATCATGTACTAATCTTTATAAAGTTAGATTAAAATAATTAAATGTAGAATCTGTTGCAATTATTAATTGTTGAATTACTTTTGCTAAAGATGTGTTATATTGTTTTCCATCGCTTCCAGTAACTGTAATATAAATATTAGCAGCTGCATTATCTAAATAGCTTTGTAAATCTGTAGTAGTTTCTTGTTGAATAACACCTTCCACATTTTTATATCTTTTATTAAATGCAATATTGTTAGCTTGATGTTTAAAATAAATACCTTCTCCTTGATTAGGATTTGGAATATTATCAGATAAATGTGAAATTACACCTGTAGAAGCTAATGTTTCTTCTAATTTTATAGCAGTCTCTTCAGATTGAGCACCAACTAAAATATTTGCAATTTGATCAGATGATTCAAGATTTGCAGGAAATTCTATAATAACTGCATCTGACCAATCAGATTTAACCGGATTTTGAGGCCATCCAGCTTCTGAAATAGATCTTATTTTAATTTGAACTTTTTCTCCCTTTTGAATAGGAATATCAATTTGATTAATATTTACTTCATTACCATCTGCTACACTAGGATTTGTCCAAATATATGTTTGAGAAAGTAAATCAAATATTTTATGTTTTGATGAAGATTGTACAATATTCCAATCAGTGAATACACCATTTATCTTTTGTCCAGTACTAGGATCTGTATAATTGTATGTATCTAATGCATTTCCAGTTCCATCTATTTTAAGATATCTATATGCAATATCAAATTGCACAATTTCTTGAGGTTTTTCAGTTGATGAATTTGATTTTCCTTTTGGAATATCAAAAAACCCTCTAATTCTATATTTAGGATTAGAAATAACTGCAGAGTTTTCATATGCTGCAGTAGATAATGATCTAACCAGTGATTGATATTCAACAGTTGCAGAAGATAAAGCTTTTATATTTTCACTTATTTTATTATTAAGATCTAATCTAGGTGCAGGTCTAGTTTCTTCAACCAAATCCGCTTTTTGCTGAGCTATTGTATTTTTTAAACTAGTTATTATAGTTTTTGTTGATTCTATTTGTATTTGTGTATTTCTTATAGAATCAGTATTTAATGCTGCATTTAATTGACTGTTTATTTGTGAAACACCAAAATTAGATGAAGAAAAAACAGGCGCATCCGGTACTACACCAAAATATGCTGGTATAAAACGTTCCTTTGCTTGTCCTTCTAATTGCATACCAAAATCTGATACAAATTGATTATAATATGTGTCTAAATTATCTGACCCACCTTCTAAAACTAAACTATTTGTCCAGAAACTTATTGCATTACTCCAAGAATTTCCTACTATATTGAAATTATCATTTATACCCTTTATAAAGATACTATTACATTCATTATATCCAATAGGTATATCTAATATTTTAGATGAAAATGGAGTTGTATAAATGTTAAATTGATTATTTATAGATGGGTAATCCATTCCAATTAATGGAGTAGCTCTTATTCTTTTTTCATTAATTTCAATATCTTCTATTTTCCATATAGAATTATTATATCTTAATTGATCTCCAATAGCTAATTGCAGATTTTTTATTAATGGTGTATCTGTAGTAGGTGCATATTTAATATCGTTTAAATAAAACCATTCTTTATTATTTATTGTTGAGATATTAGTAATTACAAAATATCCTGTGTATGGTTGTGAATATAAAGGAAGCATTTGTATTTCTTCATCTTCCCAATATTTTTTATTGTTAGCATTTAATAAAGTTATAGTATCATAATATGATAATTCAGCATTAGCTATGTTATCTAAAAACCATTGAGTTTCTGTATCATTTGAATTATCAAATATTACGCGTTTTACAGCAACTCTATCAGATGCATCATCTATTTTATCTTTCAAATCAAAAGAAACAGCCAATTGAGGAAATAGCAAGCTTTCAAAAAACCAATTAGATTTAGTTTTAAATTTTGTAGGTTTTACTACGTTTGCTATTTTATCTGGTGGTATTGCTATAGGTTGTGTAGATATTTTTCTATAAGTGCCATCTTCTAATAATACAACACCTTGACCTTTCACAAATACATCCACTGTGTTGTAAACAGAATTTAATTTGTTTATAACATTATTATAAGATGGAATTGCATAGGTCATTGATGACACATCTCCTGTAAATTCATCTCTAACTTGCACATTCATATTGACAGTGTCATCTTGTGTAGTCAAGCTTTTATTTATAGATACTAAAGATTCTAAAGCTACATTAGTGCTATCTACTAAATTTTGAACAGTTTCAGCGAAACTATTGATATTTTTGCTCATACAGATATTTTATTTTATATATTCAAAAAAATAATTACATATCATTTTGAATAAAAAAAATCCATTGAATAATGGATTTTTTAATTTTTAGATTTGAATTATCTTTTTTGAATACTTAAATAGTGTAGAATTCCCATTAGTTGATGGATTATTTATTATATTTATGTTTATAGAATTATCAATAAGTAATGCATTAAATGTAATACCCATCAAATTTGTTGAAGTATCAACTGTATTTTCTTGATGACTATCATAAATATATAAATTTGATCCTGCATTTAAAATTCTAAGCTCACCTTCTCTATATATAGAACCTCTACTACCAGTGTAAGATATTATTATAGATCTATCAGTTAAATTATTTCCAACTGCTATATATGTAGATGAGTTAGTTAATATTGTAGATGAACTAGTATCTAAATAATATGAATATGTTTTTGTAGAAATATCATTTACTAATACAAATAATTTATTAATAGATGCATCTCTTAAGTTTAAGCTAGAATCAACATAAGTTTTATCAACTTTTAAGTTTAAGCTAGAGTCAACGTAAGTTTTATCAACTTTTAAATTTAAACTAGCATCGATATAAGTAATACTAGCTTTTAAATTTAAACTAGCATCAACATAAGTAATATTAGCTTTTAAATTTAAACTAGCATCAACATAAGTTTTATCAGATTTTGCATTTAAACTAACATCAACTAATGTATGTACAAAATTAGTTGTTGCAAATATATTAGAATTATCAGATGCAGATATCACAGTAGATCTTTGTGGAGAACCTGTAAAATTAGGATTACCAGCCAAATTTGCTTTTAATGCAAGTCCGTTACTCACATCAATAATAGTTGCATAATTAGAAATATTTATAGTAGCTACAGATACATCATATTTTTTAGATATTGTATTCCATATAATACCAACTCCCATTGATGTATCTTTTATGTATTTTGACATAGAACCATCAACATAAGTTTTTAACGTTTTATTTTGATTTAGCCATGCAACAGAAGCATCTAATATATTTAATCTTGAATCTATACTTGCAGCTGATACATCAGCGCCAGAAACATATAGTTGGCCACCATTCCAATAAAATGATGTACCTAATGATGATTCTTGTACAAATGGAGCTTTATTTAAATAGCTACCAACCCCTAATAATATATCGCCATTAGTATTTTTTATAGATTCTGCAATAAATATATTTTTAGATCCTATATCGCCATTTACATCAAAATCATATGATGGTCTATTAGTTTTTACCCCATAATTATTATTATACACAAATATAGAAGAATCTATTAAAGGATTTATTCCAGTACTAAACATAGGAATTGTATTAGCAGATCCTGTTATATTTCTAGAAATTCCATTTATAGATTGTTGTAAATCAGTAATATTGTTTAATATATTATTTTGATCAGATACTATACCTACATATTGATTAGATATAAAATTTATAGTAGATGTTTGTTTGTTTAATATATTAACACTTTGTTCTAATGCAGAAATAACTCCAGAAAAATCTTCCAATGATGTAGTCGGTGATGAATTATCAAAAATTACAGCTTGAGTATCATCATACATATTATCAGTTTTAACATTTATTCTAAAAGAATAAGATGTTCCAAAACCTGTTGCTCCATATAAAGAATTGCCACCTTGAATTTTTTTAGTAGTATTAATTATAATAGCTGGATTAATTTTTGGCGAACTTGTATTTCCAACAGCATTATCTAAAAATAATACACCTAATAAATTAGTTGATATTGGGCTGACTGAATTACTAGTTGCATAAACAGAATAATATATAAGAATAGCATTAAATTCATAATCATCACTTATAGATAAAGGCTTCATAGCTATATCATCAAATGAAATTGATTCGTCATTATACAATTTTTGTATATCGTATTCAATAGACATACAATCAACTTTTGATCTTTTATATTCTATAGTATGATTTGAATTACCATCATAATATTTTAGTGTATTATTAAGAACAATAGATGGATCAGATACATAATTATTTTTATCTACATAATAAGAATTAGGCGCAAATGTAAAACCTTCTGCCAATGGCCACCAACCAGATGACGCATCACAATATAAAGTATAATCACCTATAGTAGATACATCTGTTACTACATCATAATATGCTTTATAATCTAAAGCATCTGGATGAGGTATTGTATAATTTTCTCTTCCTAATATGTTAGATTTTCCATTAGTTATAGCTATACCATGTGTATAATTATTATCTTCAACTTGCTTAAAATATATGTTAGATTTTCCATAAGATGATGGTACTAATACATAAGTTTCGTTAAATGATCCATATCCATCATATCTTATAGCGCCTGCAGTTATTTCACCAATATTTTGTACTACTGAATTATAACCAGCTGTATCTGTTTCTTCTTTCCAATATCCAGAAAATGAAGCATCTATAGGTCTTGACCAACGTATAGCTCCAGTTTCTTTTAGCCATTTCCAGAATACTCTTTCAGATACAGTAATTGGCATTTTTGGATCATATTCAGAACGATTTATTAAATTAGCTTCTAAGTTTAATGCATAATTTTGGAAGCTTTCAGCTAATAATACTCCACCATCTTTTATATTTCCAGATTCAAATGAATTGAATGCGCCTGGTATAGCCATTAGGTTGAATTTATTATCATCTATCGATGTTGGGGCTGCAATAGTAGGAATATTTAATAAAGCATAGTTAGACATTTTAACTTTATTAATTCTTTCAGCTATGTTTAAGCCTATATCTTCAGTTGCGCTAGAAAACACATATAGTGTTCCACCGACAGTACGCATTCTTTTTACAAATGGAGTAGTATTACTCATATAATTAATATTTTATTTTATATATCATTAAACAGGAATTGTTGTCCAAGATTTCGAACCTTTTCCTTCTGCAGCCATGACAACCCAACTACTTCCGTAAGAAACATCATAATTAACACATATAAGTTTTACATTTTCACCTTTTGATGCATATTGTATAGTTATCATATTTCCACAAGGATCTAATAAAATTTGACAAATATTATTAGAAGATGGATCATCTATAAAAAGTTCAACAATTTGTGATAAATTAGCACATCTAGGAGCTACGGCAGCGTCCGAATGTATTTTATAATAAGGTTTATCTACGTCTATATATTTAAAAGATGGTACTTCCCATACAGATGCATCTCTTAATACTGTATATCCAGATACGTATGTATTATACCAATCGTAATTAGATGTTGTTGTATTTTCATAAAGATTAGTATATTGTTTTTTTACTACAAGATTATCTGTTACAACTGTAGTAAATTCTCCCTTAGCACCTTTTATATTACCAGTTGTGCTTAATGGCGATTTTAACAAGTTTAAACTACCATCATAAAACAAATCAAGATAATTATTAATAACAGTATTATTGTCATTTAATATTTTAAAAGATTCTGGTATTAATGTATAAATGGAAATTTCTTTAAGGTTCATATGAATTAATTTATTTAAGTTTATATTATATATATTTGATTAAAAAAAACTTTTATTTTTTACGCTGTATATAGTTTTTTAAAAAACCTTTTTGCATATATACAATATAATTATTAACATTTAAACTAAAATAAAAATGATTGAACAATCAAACTTTGATTGGAGCATGTACGAAAACGGATTCGTTGGCTCAATTAGATTAACCCCAAATCCAAAAATTAAAGGATCAAGTAATTCCGAAATTTGTTATTCACGCGAAGCCTACGCACAAGATTTATTTAACATTTATACTAATAAACAATTTAAGATGGTTAAAAAAGATTTAACCAAAGGTGATTGTGCATTAGTTACTCGTATAATAAGTTTATCTAAAACTTCTATGGAAATAGAAATAGAAGGTGGCTTAGATATTAATATAGATCTAAAACGTGAAAAACGATTTATAGAAATGTTTGGCTATAATGAAATTGAAGATTTCATCAATGCATTATCTTCAGCTGAAGGTAAAAAACAATTTCTAGAACAAAAAATATTAGCTTACATAGTAGAATCTTCACCTTCTATAAAAATTTCATTATGGCAAGGCTATGTACAAACTATAAAAAGTGAATTTATGGAACAAATTAATAATCCTACAAAGGCTTATACATGTACTATAAAAGAAGCAAATAAAGGTGGTTTTTTTGTAGATATCATGGGAGTAGATGCATTTATGCCAGGATCTTTAGCTGCACCTAATAAAATTGCAGATTTCCAATCATATGTTGGAAAAGAAGTAATTGTTATGGTTGAAGATTTCTTAAAAGAAATGAATTCTTTTATTGTTTCACATAAACGATATATAGATTACATGCTACCAAAAAAATTGAATGAATTAGACTTTAATAAAAAATATACTGGTACTATAACAGGAACATCAAAATATGGCATATTTATAGAGTTTGAAGAATTCTTTACAGCGTTACTTCATATCTCAAAAATGAAAGATGACACAAAAACATTATTTGAATCACGCACATTTAAACCTAATGATAAAATAGATTTTTATATTAGTGAAATTAATAGAGATAATAGAATTATTCTTACCGAAGAAAGCCCCGAAGAAAAATATAATAAAATAAAACAATTTATATTTGAATCTAAAGATAACACTCTAGAATCTGAAATAGTTGCTATTATGAATTTTGGAATAATAGTAAATGTTGGAGAAGTTACAGGATTGGTTCCATTAAAAGAATTTAAAAGAACAAAAAGACAACTTAACTCTTTAAATGTTAAAGATAAGTTGCTTGTTAAATTTGATGAATTTAGAGAAGAAAAATTAGTATTCTCTCTTTCTTAAATTTTAAATGATAATAAAAACCCGATAGATGTAAGCCTATCGGGTTTTGTTTTTTATAGATATATAAATAAAATATAACTACATATGCACAACGCAAAAAGCTATTCATTATTAGAAGTATTTAATTATATCAATATAGGATTTGTTTTTGAATTTTATAGTTCAAAAGATGCATCATTTATTTCAAAAGAATTAAGTTCTAAAACTATAAAAAATATAGTACATACTAATAACATTAATTTTCAGCCTACTTATAATAATGCCGTATTGGTTAAAGAATATGAAGCTGATAAACCTAGATATTCTTTGAAATTAGCTCAACAAAATTTTAATACAGCCATACCAATTGTAAAAAATATACTAGAATGGATATCATCTACATCTGAATGTAAAACAGATAATAGAATGAAAGTTAGTATTTCTTTTGATAATAAACACTTAAATACATTAGAATCAATATCTTTAATGGATACTGCAAAGCTAATTTTAAAGTTTGATGAAGAATTTATATATAATAGATTTCCTCTTCAAAGAAATTCGCCTTATTGTACTTCAATAAAAACTTTATCGAGAATAAATGAAAACATATATTCATCTAGTGTTATAAAAAGTAAAAATTCTATAATAAAAATACCAAAAGATGATTATAATGGAATTAATTTTAAAGATTATACTTCAGGTATATTAGAATTTAATTACATAGGTGGTGAAAATTATTCAGAAAAAGAAAAAGAAATATTAGAAATATTAGAATTTTATGTATTAAAAACTTTTCAAAGTTTAAATGAAGAATTTTATACAAGAGAAGAAGTTATAGAACTTAATAAATTAGCTGAAAATTATATTAATAGTCAAGAACAATTTGAAAATGTAGAAAGCTTTTTAAAATCTTATCCAAAAATTACTTTATCTGCTAATTTAAATAATAATGTCCAAAATTTAAAAACATTTTGGCCTTATATCAAAAAAGAATTATTTGAATTAGTTATAAATAATTCATTTGTACAAGGTGAATTTAACTATGATAGCGATTTTAATAGATGTCAAATAAGAAATGCTACTTTATCTGGACAATCTATTAAAAATTTGGATATTATAGCTTGTAAAGTTAGTGGATTAATAGAAAATTGTTTTTTAAATCATTGTACTATAGAAAATTCCAGAATATATTCATCTAAAATTATAGCAGAAAATAAAATAACAAAATCATTTATTAAAAATGCTGTAGCTGATTCTAATAATATAATTGATACATGCGTAGTTGAAAATTTAAATGAAATGATAAATTGTGTTGTTAGAAATAGTATAATTAAATTTGCTGGAATCGGAAGCTTAGCTAAGCTAGATGAAAGTACTACTATAATAGAATTAAAAGCATATCATCCAAATATAAAAAATGGTGTGCAAATAGAAGAAATAAGAGATTATAATTGGATATCTTCAATGAGAAAAACGAAAGATGAAGGGTTTCAAAATATATATAATAAACCAAAATTAATAATAGATAATGACTAGACCAGAATTAATAGATTTTGTAATAGCAGATCTTACTGCTTCATGTTCTTTACCATTTTCACCTCCTAAGAATGAAATAGAAAGAATTATATTATTAGAGCAAAAGTGGCTATACAGAGAATATAGAGATGCGTTAGATGCAAGATGGTATATAGTAGATAAAAATCTATTTCATACTAGCGAATGGAAAAAAAATAGAACATTTCAAATGCCAGAATGTGTGGAAGGCATTAGTACTATATATGAAATGACTAGTGGTCAAAGAGTTTTTGGTATTAATGATCCTGATATGCATTTTGATAGATTAATGGCAGCTGACATGTACCTTTCTCCGCTTTCATCAGACCAAATAACATATAGAACTATACAATGGAGTTTTTGGGATTTAGCAAAACAATTTAATTTAAGAGATGTTCAATTTAAGTTCAATTTAAATACAAAAAGAGTAAATATATTAGGTAGAGATTTACAAGAATCTTTATTTATTACTACATTAAATAGAATACCTGAAGAAGATTTATATGAAGATCCTTTATTTATAAAATGGATCATAGCAAAAGCAAAATCATCGTTATCAAAAATATTAGGAACATTTAATTATAATTTATTAGGTAATGTTACTATAAATTATGCAGATATTAAAGCAGAAGCAAAAGAAGAATTAGATGAGCTTAAAGAAAAAATTAAATCTGATAGCGTACCTGATTGGTTCGTTATGATGAGTTAAATAAAAATAGGTGGATATCCACCTATTTTTATTTTTTGAGATATATAAAATAAACTTAATAATGATAAAAGATTTATACATAAAATCACCGTCAGATCCAAACTATAATATAAATATTTTAGATCACTCTGACCCAATAGAAAGTATAAAAACAAAAATAAAAATGATTTTAGGAACTAGACAAGGCCAAGTTTTTGGTGATGTAAATTTTGGTGTTGGAGTAGAAGATCTTATTTTTGAGACAAAAATAAATAAATTACAATTAGAAGAAAGAATATCTAGTCAAATATACCAATATGTTTCTGAATCTCGAGATTATCAAATACGCCCGTCAGTACAATTTGGAAAAGGTGATGGTTATGATTATTGTTTAATAGATATTTTCATTAACAACACAAAATCAATAGGAATATTAGTATCATAAAAATAATTAATAAAAAATGAATATATTTAATACAGCAAGAATAAAATTATCAGAACTTTACGAAGATTCTATTTCATATCTACAAACAGTTTATTCTAGTGTCGGCCAATATTTTTCTGTAGCTTCTCCTATGGGTCAATTATTGCAAGTTATACTCAATTATGGTAAGATGATTTTATATTATATAGAAGATTCTATAACAGAATTGAATATATTAACAGCTACTAGACCAAATAGTATAAGAGGATTAGTTAGTCTAACTGGGCATAACCCATCTAGAGCTATGGGTGCAAGGGGCACATTAAAATTAAATTATAATGGACAAAAAACATCTGTATATGCTAGTACTATAACTATACCAAATTATTCTACATTATCTAATACACAAAATGGATTAACATATACTATTGTTCTTCCAGGAGAAGAAATAAGATTAAATTTAACAGATATAAATAACTCTATTACATGTAATATAATACAAGGAGTTTTAGAATATCAACAATCTACAGGTTCTGGAGAACCTCTTCAATCATATAACTATGCTGTAAAAAATGGAGCAAGCGTAGATAATTATTTTGTTAACGTATATGTTGATGGAGTTAATTGGCCAACTGCAGTATCTATATTAGATATGGGATTTAATCAAGAAAGCTGTATGATTAAAACTGGCCAAACTGGTGGTATAGATGTATTTTTTGGTAATGGATATAATGGAAAAATACCTAGACTTGGCGCAACTATATTAATAGAATATTTATTAACTGATGGTGAAGCTGGAAATATTTCTTCTATGCAAGCAAGTATTCCTAATCAATGGAAATTTACTTCACCTGGATTTGCATTAAATAATGAATCTGTTGATTTAAATAATTTAATCAATGTTTCTATAGAAAAACAAGTATTATTTGGTACAACCGATGAACCTTTATATTTATCTAGATTATTAGCACCTCATGTATCAAGAAGTTTTGTATTAGCAAACACAAAAAATTACATATATTTTCTACAAAAATTAAATATGTTTACTATAATTGATGCTATTCCTGGATTTGCTACATTTGAAGATCAATATGTATTAGACAAATATAATAGTTATTCAGCAAAACAAAACTTATTAACACAAGAATATAACAAGCTTACATTAACATTAGGTATTAATGCAAAACAAACTACAGATAAAAAAACCGAATTGGATAATAATTACGATCAATTAATGTATTATTCAAAGAAAATAAAAGATCAACAAAAAGATGATAATACTATTTATTTATTTTTAGTTCCTGATATTAATAAAAGAATTCCTTCTGGCACTAATTATTATACAGCACCTTTAAGTGCATTTGCTTTAAGTGAAAACGAAAAACTTGCTATATTAGATTTAATAGAAGAAAGTGGACAAAGAATAATAACTGTTGATAATCAAATATTACAAATAGAATATCCAAGATTTGTTTTAAATATGTCAATTATTTTATGGGAAGGTTATAATTATGATAACGTAAGATCTGACATTATTAATGTTACTAGTGAATATTTTATGAAAAGCACTAGAAGAGATAGAATACCTTTATCTGACATAATTAAAATAGTAGAAAACGTTGATGGAGTAGATTCTGTAAATGTATGGTTTGATGCTGACAAGAATAATTTTTCTATTTATAATAATTTCTATGGAATAGATGATTATGGAGATATTATATTAGAAAGATATATATCTGACGCATGGGGTAATAAAGTACCTATTAGAGATATATTTCCTATATTTAAAGGTGGATTTTATAATGCATCTGGATTATATTATGAAGATTCTTTAAATAAATCAAAGCTTTCATCTTTAAATATACAAGTAAGAGGATATACTAATAAAAACAATAATATAGCAAATCAAGCAGTATTAAATAATCTATAATATGGATTTTACAAATAAAAACGAAACAGGAAAAAAGAGACTATATAAAATACGTGAACCTTATTCATATAGTGCAAAACATAGTAATGATATGTATCTAAATATGGGATATTCATATAATGGAAATATTCTATCAAATGGAACATCTAATGAACTATGGGCTAATCCACAGCAAATTTCTTCCATAAAAAGATTGGAAGGAATTATAGTTTTCTTAATAGAAAATGTGAAAAATATAAAGAAACATTTTTCTATAGCACATGAAAAAGATACATCTAACATTAATTAATTATGGCAAATATAAACAAGTGGAAAATATTTAATAAAGCAGGATCACCAATAAGCTTATACGCAGATGCTCATATAGATATAAGAGTTGAAGACACACAGTCCGGCGTTGAAGCTGAAGGATTTTTTATTACTAATAGTGATGGTAAAATAGTATCAACTGAAATAACAAATAGCGGTCACTCATATAATCCATCATCTACATCTGTTTATTATACCGATATATTTTCTGGCGTGGAATATCCAATACCAGTAGATTCATCTATTTTATATAAGGATGTGTCCATATTTAATCCAAATCCATCAAATTCAAAAGGAATTTTAGATATAAAAACTGATATATCTACTTTATTTAGTTATCCATCAGTAGTTTATAATGGAAATATTTATATGAATCCAGTTTCTCAAGGATTAATTGAAACTGAACATCTGTTTATGTTGGAAGAAACAAGTACTGGATTTATTAGACCATATGATGCTAGTAATAATAATTTAGTTTTTCAATTAATTGGAGATGAAAATCAAATTCAATTTTTTACCGTAGATGAAACTACACAAGTTATTAGTTGGTCAGATATTATTTTAGTTGAAATGTCAACATCTATTCCAAATATTTCGCCATATTATGATTCTAATACAAATGTATTGATAAATACTAATATTTCTCCAATAAATGTAAACATAGGATTTAGGAGTGATGAAGAAGGTGTGTATAAAAGAACTTTAAGAATTTATCACGTTATAAATGGAGATTATTATAATGTAGCGGAAATTATTGTCAATGCTCAATCTATAGGTGAGGATGAAAGATTTAGAACTCTTATATCTAATTTTGGGTTACCTGATCCAAAGGAATTTCCAAAATTATTTAAGGAAGCTGATATAAATGAAGATTTTCCTGATTATACTATTATTAATCCAAAATCAAAACACATGATATTAGAACATAATAATATCATGCCATATATTGGTACTTATAAAGCTCTTATTAATTCTATAAAATGGCTTGGTTATGATGATATTTATATTAGAGAATGGTTTAAGAATGTAAAGACTCAAAAAACACAATCATTTATAGTACCTTATGATGCTAAAGATAGAGCTCAAACTATGTTGATATTTACACAAGAACAAAGAAAAGAGATGAAAAAATTAAATCAATTATCTTTGATATATTGTATAACAAGAGAAACTGGAACAACCGATATTCATGGAGTGCCACTTACAGAAGATTGTTATTCATATAATCTTAATGAAGTTTTAATAAAGCTATTTGCATTGAAAGATTGGCTTGAAAAAAATATAATAGGAGTTAACGCAAAAATAATTGATATCACTGGAGAAGGCGTATATTTTGAAAGATTCAAAAGTACTATTTACTCTACAACATCATATGGTTTTATTGATACATATAGAGAATTAATGACACCATATTCATTTTAAAAAAATATACAATGGAAACATCAAAACTAATTACAAGCTTAAATAGAACAGGAATAGGATCATACACTGAATTAACTTATGGTGATGCATCAATACATTTAACTTTGGCTGAATTTGACCAAAAACGAATAATTGATTTACCGTATTCATATAAAGATATGATATCTTATTTATGGAATCCTTATGCAGCAGGCGGACCTGTATTTTCTGCAAATGATGTATCAATACTTAATGACCCATCAACATTATTTGTTGGAGCTCCATTTTCGCATCCTTTTAAAGACTTAAAGGATTTAAAATGGAAATTATCCGAAAATGGTAATACTGGCACTATTAATGACACATATGTTTCTAACCCATTGTTTATATATAATAATGATATTAAATTTTATAACATATATGACAGCTCATCTAGATTTATATTAAATAACACAAAAACTGCAATATTTTTAGAGAATGCATATATACGAGATGTAAATAACAACACATGGGATGCATCTACATATCAATATAGAATATATCAAGATGTTAGTACTGAAATGGGTGTTTTTACATTAGAATCATCATTAGGTGAAAAGTATGATTTTCCTGGATATGCAATATTATATACAGATGCATCTAATGCATTATTAGAATATGCATTCAATAATTTATTTAATGTACCATTATTAACTTTTAATAATTTCTATTTTATAGATTCATCTAGCATAACCCATGATTTGTCTACAAATTATATTTTAGATATTAGAAATGGTAAGATAGGTTTATCTGATCCATGTATTAATATAACAGAATACATAAATTTTAATTATGACACTAGTTTAAATGAACAATTAATACAACATAATATAATATATGAATCTGATAGATTACCTATATATGTTATCGACCCTTCTATTTATTATTCAAAAAGTGTTGCGGATGCATCATCTATAGTTGTAGATAATAGCATTTACACTATGACAGTAAATCATACTGGAGATTATAATGTAGAAGTATACGGGTGGGATAGTTATAATAATGTGTATTATAATCAGACATCATTATTACATAGAGTTTGGTTAAAAACACCAACTATTTATACAATAACAAATTATCCACAATTAAAGGTTATAGATGCATCTATAATATCTAATACAGATATTAGTACTAATATTGATAATAATAAATTTCCTATATATGATAGATTATATCCAATGTATGGAACTACAAGAAAAAAAGAAAATAATGAATATTATATAGAAATTCCTTCTATAACATATTTTCAAAATTTACCAGAGTATAATAGTATTAATAGATTTTATAATCTTACTGAGAGAGTTTTAGATGTTTCTGGAAATATATTAAATGTTGACATTAATTATCAGAATTTTAATATAGGTGATAGTTTAAGCATAGTAAAATACAACAAATCTAATTATGATTATGTTAGTTCTTACGATACATCTATATCTGCAATATCTGGAAATCATATAACAATAGGATCTTTAAATTCTGAATATTTACCATCAGAATTAAATGATATTTATCTTATTAACTCTACATTTAGAAGTGTTACTGATATATCAACATATTACAGTGAAAAGGAATCTATTGTAACTATAAATAATTATCAATTTTCTCCTAATCAAATGATTAATTTGATTGTTACAGATAATAGTAATAATTATTCATGGGGAGCTTCTTATAAAGTTAAAGATGTTAGTAATTATGTACATACATTAGATGCTGCAATACCTGATATGTTTTTAAATAATTCACAATATTCTATAAATGCTAAACATGCTTTTACTACATATTCTTCAACAGATATAAAAACAGCAAGTGCATCCGAATATTATGGAACATTTAAACTTCATTTAAATGATGTTTACAATGAAGGCTGGTGGCTAGACGATACATTTGCGATTATTAATATGCTATTTGATCAAACAGAAGTAAATTTAAATTGGGCTGACACATCGATAAATGGAATCTATAAGAAATATTACTCACCTATTATATCAGATACTAGTACATTAGTATTTATTGGAACAGAATTTGACCCATCTTTATATATGGTAAATAAAAAAAACATATGGACAGTTAGATATAATGATTCAAAAGATATTTTATTTAGAGTTCACAATAATATAGTGCCATATAAATTCACTTCAAAAGGATATTATGATGTGCAATTAGAATCATATGATTCTAATGGAAATATTTCTACTATTAATAGTGAAGCTTTGATAAAAATTATATAATGAATAAAACTGAGAAAAAAAATTGTGAAACACAATCAAAATTATTACTAAATAATATAAAAGAAGAAACGTCTTTTTTTAAAAAACCCGATTCATTGGAGACAATAATAGCTACGAGTCTAGTATTATTGTCTCAATTTTCAGTGATCTATATAAAAAAATTAAAAGATCTTACATCAATTTCTATAGATAATAATACTGTTAGTATCTTTATAAAAAATAGTCCATATTTTAAAGACATTGTAAAAAAAGCTTCTAATATACAAAATAATAATTATGTAACATTATTAAATTCTTGCGATACTGTAACAATTGATAACGTATTAGATTCAATATCTTTATCTTTCAATGAAGCTATTAATACCGTGACATATGATAATTATGAAAAAATTATTAATGAAAAAGAATTTATAACATTTTGTTTATATTTTATTAATTATATTATATTCTTAACAATAGATTTGATAAAAAATTCCGAAATACCATCTCTATATAGAACAAAATATATAAAAACATTAATATTATCATATGCTTCATATATAAAACATTATGCTTTACAATTTAAAGATAATAATATTAATGATTTAGATATAATAAAAACACTAACATCTATAGATAATTTAATTGCTTCTGTAGTTACAGGATCATATGTTTACTTATCAAATAGAAAAAAATTACAACAAACTTCATTAGACAATATTAATGATATTATTTCAGATAATGGATGTTTTTCTAATATACCACAACCATTCGATGTTAGTATTAACACTAATATTATCATAGATGTTAGTATTAATGATATAAATGTGTGTGATGTAATAGATGAAGAAGGACCAACAAATCCTATTATATATGAAGAAGTATCATGCGAATCACCAATAGTTGAAGAACCTGCAATAAATCCTGAGTATTCACCATCATTAATATCAAATGCTTTTATTAAAAATTCTACAACAAAAATTTTCATTCCTTCGGTATCAATAGGATCTTATGTAAATTCAAGAACTCCTATAGGAAATTTAGATGCGTCAATTATATATTCTCCAGTAGAGGGATATGTCAGTGATATTCAAAAAGATAAGGTATATATTAAAGATATTATAGAATATGAAATTTCTGACATAGATAAAATTACTGATAAATTAATTAAAAACTACAACGATATATCTAATATATCAGAATTTATTAAGAAATATAATGTGAATCTATTATATCCTATAATGATAACATATCCAGGTAAACAAAAAATATTAGATTTCATTGGAATTCGTACTCAACACAATTATTATATAGATAGACATAATATAAATATTAATAACTATAATAATAAGATTCAAGATATGACATCTTATAATAATATAAAGTCACAACTTGAATCTAATAATGTAGCTGAAATAAAAGTGAAAATAGATGAAGAAACTGCGTTATTAATGAATGCTATAAAATTTATTAATAATAATGCCTCAAATTCACAAAATAACACTATTCCGGTGCCCTCTGATTATGAATTATTTGATTATTATATGTTATTGCTTACCCAATTAAATACCTCATTAAAACTCACCGAGATTGAAAAAACATTAAAAGAAAAAATTACGGAGTTTACTGGGAAACGATTTGTAGTTGAAAAAAATAGAGAAGCTAACATTAAAAATTTAATTAATGAAAAAATAAAAATTTTAGAAAAAGGAAAAAGCACATTAAATTATTTTGAAAAACTATTTAGCGCATATGCAAAAAACAAATCTATAATTGAAGCTACTCAATATTTAAATGGTATAGCTACAAAAAATAAAAAATTAGATAATAACGAAAAAGAAGAATTAATAAAATCTATAATGTATATTTTTAATTATTGGTTAGCTATACTAGATATCAAAAAAAAATATACTGGTACTGTAAATAATTTATTGGATGAATTAAATTATGAATCATCTTGGCTAAAAGATTTTTTAGACAAACAATGGAATTTACTTAATAGTTTAGTAGAAGAAAATAAATCATTAGAGGATTTTTTATTAAAAGAAAATAAAAACCCATCATACGGTATTGTAGAAGAAAATAATATTGTATATCAAGCCTATATTATATCGGAAGATGTTATATGTACTCCCGCAGTTGATTCTATAATAACTCCAGATACAAGCAAAGATATATTCACTTATGATTATTGGTTAAAATATATGTCTCAAACTACATTAATAGGAGCTGCTGATATATTAAGTTGGTCTACTGGTTTAATATTACCATCAGGACCTGTAAAATTACCAGTTATATATGTGCCTATAACTCCTATTAAAACACCTTATGGATTTATTTTGATAGGTGTAACTATATGTGGAATATATTTTTCTCCTTTTGTAACATATAATAATATAACAATGAACTCAAAGTCTATTGTTATGCCAAAATTATCTATTGTTGATGAAGTAAAATCATTAAAAGCTGAATTAAACAATATTAAATCTACACTAAAAGAAAACTTATTAGCTCCGATATTAACAAATATAAAAGATGAATTATCACCAATAAAAAAAGAAATAGATGATATAAAGTTTATTATAAAAAATCATAAAAAAATAAAACCTGTTTCTAACAAAAAAAATTTATTAGAGCTCAATAAATGGAATGCAGATAATATAGTTTATAATAAAAAATATGCTGAACTATCTATACAAAAATTTAAATTACAGATAAAATATAAAAATATAGAAGATTATAAAACTACCGGAAAATTTAATCCTTCTTATAGTGATAATAACACAGAAAAGGTACATAATTCTATAAAATCTACATTAAAAAAATTAGATAAATTAAGTGGATTTTTAGATAAATTAGATAATGCTTTATCTATTTTGCCTACTGCTCTTGCTCCAACAAGTTGTAATTTTGGTGCGAGTTTAAAAAACCCAAAATTGGTAGTAGAAATTGATGACAATATAAATGACAATATAAATGATACAATATTAACAAAAGTTTTCTCTTCTCATAAAAAGAAAAAAGAATCACTAATGCAAAAAAATCAAAAACCTTCAAATGGCAATAGCTTAAAAAACTATTATAAAACATTAAAATCTTCTATAAATTTGGTAATTACAAAAGAACCTTATCCTACATATGATAGAATAAATCTTAGTAATTTAGGATTTTTAAAATTTGCAAAAACATTTGTTGAAAAGGGTTCTAAGAGTTTTGGTATTCCAGGACAATTGCCACTTCCATAAAAATAAAAGGCTTACCCTGAGCGCGCTGTACTTATGGGAAGCGGGGTAAGCATGTCTAATTTCTTGGAGGATTTTTTAGATAATATGAATCTACAAAATAAACTCCATATTTTTCTTCTATTTCTTTCTTTGTTTCTGATATAGGATTTTGTTGGATGTTGATACAATGTGATATACTAATTGGGCCATCATTTAAATTTCTTATTTCATTATAAGAACAATCTAAATTAAATATTTCATCAGGTATACCCTTTAATGATTTAAGATGATTACCTTGGCAAAAATATCTATTTTTTACAATCTTTGGACCACCAATCAATGAAGTCAATGAACAAAATTGACAAAAAAAGCTATGATTTAAAATTTCAGGCGCGCCTTTTAATGATGTTAATAAACTATTTCGATTGCAATAGTAATCTAATGATACAGTAGAAGGGCCACCAATCAATGAAGTTATTAAGTTCCATTGACATGTAAAAGTTTTTACAATTCTAGGACATCCTCTTAATGAAGTTAACGCACATTCTGAGCAATCAAAATCTCCACCAACTTCATTAAATTGAATATACGACGGAAACTCTCCTATTTTATTGCCGGAGATATCGACAGAATCAATAGTATCAATAGATAAATCTTCATTTAATGTAAATTCATAGATATTATATTTGTATAACCATTCTTTTATTTGTCTTTTTATTCCTTCTTTACCAATACCAATAGATCCTAAACCTGATATGGAATTGTTTTGTTTTATTTCATTTATAAATTTTGCTCTCATTACGCATGATTTAAATTTGCTTCTTCTCCATCAGTATCTTTTTTTAATCTAACAACTGATCGTTTTTTTTCTATTTCGCCATTTATATTTTTGTGATAAGAGTATACTCCTCTAATAAATTCAATCTCAAAGGGTTCTTCTAATTTTTTAGCATATTTTTTAGCTTCTCCTTTTTTTACATAAGCTAATGTTATATGCGGATGATATTCTTTAAATGTCTGCGTATTTTCAAAAGTTTTCAAAAATAATTTTCTATATTTTAGTAAATCTTTTGATGGAATTACGTCATATTTTACAACATCATATTCATCACATTCAAAAAAACCAATATTTTTAACTTTAACACTAAAACTTTCTATATTTTCTTTTATTGTATCTCTAATAACAGATGCATCTATTTCATCTTCATGTATACCATATACAAGAGTAACATGAGGAGTTTCTTCAAGACCATATTCGTTATCTTTATTGTCATATAAATCCTTTTTTTCTATACCATTTAAATGAATATCTTCCCAATCATTTATATATGCTTCTAGCATTATACAACCATAAATTTTTTCTTCTTTTTTTTGTTCATTAAGTTGAACCCAATTTTTATATGTTATAAATTCTTTCATAATTAATCTGCGTTTAATATTGTTTTGTCTGTTATAAATTTAAAATTAGGATGTTTAGCTATAACTCTAGGCGCATAATCATTTATTTTTTCTTTTTCTTCATCTGTTAATTCTTCGTCAAGCCCATTATTACTCAAATCATATCCTTCTGCTAAATAAAATTCATTTGTATCATAATATTGTTGCCAATCAATAAAATCATCATGCATACCAAATTTATTTATTAAATATAAAACTAAATTATAATGTAAAATGTCTTCATTGTCCGCAATATAAATATCTCCATGTTTATCACTACACCCTCTGACCCATCCATTAAAATGTTTTAACGTTGCTGGATTTTTATATACCTGTACTTGAGATTTATCATATATAGATTGGAATGAACCTATAGGAATTAAGCTTTTTCTAGCATATTCAATATTATATTTTTTTTGAAAATCTACATCATCATCTTTAATTCCATGTTTATTATATAAATACTTATCTCCTACACCTTCTTTTATAAATTTTGCTCTCATAATTATTTACTTATTAATACATTTGTAGATGTTCCTGCATTTTTAGCTTCTTCAACTAACGCTACATTCACACCAGGAGTCAATGGTAATTTTGCATCTAATGCAGCTGCCATTGAAGATAATAAGCCCCATAATGGTTCTGCTAAAACTGCATGATAATAATTTCCTGGAGGGCCTAATTTAGTTGTTTGTTTTCCATTTAAAACAGATTCATCAGCTGTAATTGTTGCTTTAGCAGCTGCAGAAATTTGTACTTCATTTTTTGTTGATATTCTACATACATCTCCTTCCAATTGAATAATAGAATCAGCATTTGCATGTTGCAATGTTATCATATTATCAGGTGATATTTGAATAAATGATTCTTTATAAAATATAAGTAATCCAGATCCTTTTTGAAATATTACATTTAAATCTTGATCAGGATCAAATAATAAAACATGTGTGCCTATGTAATCATTTTTTATTTTTTCAATAAGCTGAGAATCTACATTTTGTATTGTAGTATATTCAGGAGCATATAAATCTCCATTATTAAACATCACTCTCACATATTGACCAATTTTAGGCACAGATAAGCTACCCGCTCCATTACCAGCAAATATTGTTGAGTTTACTGGAGATGCCCATGGCATATGTTCATCTTTTATTTGTTCTAATACACCAAATACTTTTATTTGACATCTACCAGAATAAGTTGAATCTAAATTATTGACCACTATTCCAAGAAAATCATTGTCATGTAAATCGTGACTTAAAAATTCGTCTTCTATTGTTGTCATTATAATACTAATTTATTATTTGTTGCTGTAGAATTAAATTCCGGCATAATTAAATCTGATTTAATATTATCAGGACCACCATCTAAATCTGTAGCTTTTGATCTATCATTATTACTATTTAATAATGTTTCATTTTTATATATATTAGGATTTTCAATTTTTACTTCAGAATTAATTTCACCTAATCCAATCATATTTGTAGATTTTGAAAAATCCTTTAAGGCTTCCCAAACACCAGTATCAGATAAAGCTAAATTAGCTGCATATGATAAATCTAATACTGCAGAATCAGATGTTGCTGCTGAATTAGTTATACTCTTTAAAAATGCATTAAAAGAATTATCTATTACAGTTTCAGATAATTTTTCTGATGGGTCTATTTGTTCATTTGCAACAGTGGTTATTGCTTTTCTTACTAATCCTATAATGTTAAATGCGTTTTTTCCTTGTAGTGAAGATCCTATTTCAGAGACAGATGCTCCTAAACCCGGAATTGATGTCATTTTAAGTTTATCTAATTGTTCATTTGCAAAATTGGCGGCCATTGCTACACCTGATTTTATACTATTTGATATCCAAGTATTTTTATTTATATTAGCTGAATCAATTAATGTTGTTTCATTTGCATTTTGATTAAACGGTAATCCAGATATATGTGATTGTTCATTAGGCGCATCCAATATAGTATTTTGAGCTACAGCTATATTATATTGATTTTTTATATAGTTGTTTTCTTCATTAGCAGATGTATGGTCATAATTTTTAATATAACCTTCTTTATCATAGCCTTGTTTTTCTATTAATCTATTAGCACCATTTAAATATTTGTCTATTAAATAAGCATTTTTAAATAATGGATACACTTGTGTTTCATAAATTTTTCCTACTTTAATATCAAAAGATACTGAAGCTTCTCCAGGAGTATCTGAAACATCTAATGAATTAAGATAACCAAATTTAAATGATTCTATATCAAATTCACACATTTCACATTTTATAATCCAAGTAGGTAAAACATTATCTAACATAGTTAATATTAGATTATCACTATTTAAATCTGGGGTAGATGCTTCATGAAAAGATCTAAATTCTGAAATGTATATTTGTAAAGTAAAATATTTCATCATATCTGGTAATACCCATCTTTGATAAGTATCATCCCAAGCAATTTTTTTGTATAAATTTAATAAATGAGTTATTCTCAAGTCAATACCTTCTAACATATTAATTGTTAATCGTTTGTCACTTAATACTCTTTGGCCTGTATCAGTTTTAACCTTTAACATTTCATCTAAGCCTTCAATACTTTTAAAATACCATTGAAAGTTATTTTGTAATTCATTAAATTTAGTAATGAATTCTTTAAGCATTTTAGCTCTAGTATATTCATTTGAATCTAATAAATAATCTATTGAACTATATGTTTCTCTTGTTTTTACATCATTAGAACCTTGTTCACCAAAAAGAGGATGTGGCATTGTATCAAAGTTTAATGTTCTATACATTGCTTTACCTGCATCATTGTAATTTATATCAAAATTTTCTGCAAACACAAGCTTAAATGATATATATGTAGGTTGATCATATCTGGAAGATAATCCACCAAATCTACCAGGTTCATCAACAGATCTAAATTTTTTGTATATACTCATTTTATTTATTATTTTTAGGATTAATTATTGGAGTAATTTCTACAGGTGTAGGCCATTCTCTTCTTGTTAAAATAAATGTTTGTGAAAAATTAGAAATAATACTAGCAGATCTACTTTTATTCCAATTTATAGTAAAGCCTTTTACATAATACCATCCACTATAAAATTTATCTACTAAATCATGACCTTTAGATTGTTTATCTATTAATGCAGCTTCTACTCTATCACTTCTTACTATAGCAATTGGCATTTTGTCTCCTTTTATAACATTGGCATTAGTTCCATTTACTGTGACATATACATTTAATTTGTCTAATTCTTTGTTATTAATAACATTTTGCGCTCCTGCTCTTAAATAATTTTTATGATGATTACCATCCCATTTTAAATTATCATCATTAGGATTAGAAATAGTATATTGAATTCCCATCCATGGTCTAGATTCATATAAATCCATATAAGAATAATTAGCTTGCATAGATTCATCAGGATTTTTTGGATCTCTATTTGCTCTACCTCTTAATAAAATATGACTAGTAGATTTATCTTCATCATAAATAGGCTCCATATTAAGACTCCAGAATTTTTTTGCAGACTCATCTACAAAAAGAGCATTATTATGTTCAAACATTTGACCACTTGTTTTAGTTCCTATATCAAATGTAATAGATGATGATCTGTTTATAGGTTTCCATGTTGTTATATAAAAAGATGAAGTTTTATAGTTTGCGTAATTTGAAAATACTTTTGCAATTTCAGATTGAGCAGCTTTATTTGCAGAATTTCCAAATGTATATTCATGATCTATATTATTAAGCCATACTGCAATATCTACATTATCTTCAGATTGCATAAGTTGTTTGTTAACATTTATTAAATTTAAATTATAATAAATATCAATCCACACATCAAAGAATGATTTTTCATCTTTCCATGATCGTTTTACAGTTTTCGCAATGTATTCTTGCATTTTTGCTCTACCACTTATCCATATTTGTTTATCATCAGTATTATCTTCATTAGTTGCAAATCCTAGACCAAGTGCTTTTGCACAATCTTTCATAGCTTCAAATGAAGTTCCTTCATATGATAAATTTAATTTAGCACTTGACATTCCAGGTATAAATAAATGGCCAAAGAAAGATAAAGTATATTTAGAGATACCATTAGTATCATTTTCACTAGACATAACGTTTGTTATAACGTAATCGTTACGAAGTATATTTAATAAATCGCTTTTATTAACTATAGCAACTGACATTATATCTCCATCTTTTACCATTTCTTTAGATATAAATTTTTGATGCGCAAATGTACATCTAAGTGTTACAGTAGGTATAAACCCTGTGCAATCTATAGTAAAATCTTCTATTTCTGAAACAGATATTATATAATCATTTATTTTTATAATAGGATATTGCACACCTGATAGATTTTCTACACGTTCAGTTTCATTAGATCCTGAAGCTCTTAAAGATAATTCATCTAATTTAATTTCGCTCTTAAATAGCTTATATATTCTACTTTTAGGAGACTTTTTAGGTTGATTATCTAAATTTTTATTAGTTCTAACTGGTGCGCCAAAAGAATATGTTGCCATTGTTAAAGTATTATGTTTTTATTTTTAATAGCTAATGATAAAAATTCAGCGGATGATATACCATTTTGCACACAAGTCGCTACGCTTTCTCCAAAATATACTCTACCATTTCGTTGAATTATTTGTGTAGTTCCTTCTTCAGCAATATTTGGTGGTAATAATTCATTTTTTATTTGACGATTATCATAATCCTTTAAACTATCACTTTTATTTGGCATTTTTGCTGGATCTATATATTTATAACTATTTCTAATTTTAGCTAGATCACTTTTATGTCCAGATTCAGTTTTAATAATTTTTTCTTTTGCTCCATCTAAATTAGGTACCAATATAAGATCACCTTTATCTATAGAAAATGGATTGGAAATACCATTAAATTTTAAAATAATTTCTGCATATTGAGTAGTATTATACACACTCTTAGATATTAAATCAGGACGCATAACATAATCAGTAGGCACTTTAAATGCTGTATATGATAACCCAGGTTTAACTGCGCTATCTAACATAGATTGCGTAAGATCTCTTACTATTTGACCATCTGTTTTTGTATAAAGTGGTTTATTATCAATTGAATTTTCAAACATGTTATATTAATTATTTTAAAGATTTAAGAGCTACCCAATCAACTGATCTATATGAACTTCTTAACATTACATTTTGATCATTATATATAGTTGAATTAGGAGATATCGTTTGAAATTTAACGTGACTAGCATATACACTATTTTTGCCAGAATTAGATGTTTCTGATGTTGCTGATTTTCCTGAATTACCACCAGCTGTACCTGAATTAGATAAAAATCCTACAATTGGTCCAGCTGTACCTGTAATATTAGATTTTGCAGTGTACTTATCTACTTTTGTTTGTTTATCTGCAGTACCTAAAAATTCATCTGGCAAATCGTATATTCTACCCATACCTCTATTAAATATAGATTGTAACGCATCTTTATCTCTTGGCATTCCATGATCTAATTTTACTTTAAATTTAATAGTAGTAGGAAAATCATCAGGGCCAAGTTCTTCTCCGAATTCTACTTCTACCCCTGTACAAATTAGGTTTCCAATCATTGCAATTGGGTTTAAAGGGTTACCTATAGTAATATGCCATTCTCCAACAGGCTCTCCAGTCAATAGTGCTTTCATTCCAGTTAAATAAGGAACTTGTCCAGCAGTTTTTTCTGCAAGGTATGCAGATAATCCATTTTTAGTAGCTCCAGTTGTTGCCAAACTTTTTATAGAATTTAATATATTATCCATACTAAATCCTTTTCCACTAAATAAATTATCAAAAAACCCTGTCATTGAATCATTAGATGGGCCTACTGCAGTTTTACCTGTAGTTATAAATTGTTCTAATGTTTTTCCTGCCCATCCTACTGGATCTCCTGAATACCATTTTTCTATACCTTGATTACCCCCTAAAAATGGATATTTTGCAGGGTTAGCCATAAATCTATGTTGGCCTCCAAAAAATACAGCACTTGCAGATCCTAATACTAGAAAATTACCTAATATATCTAATAAAATAGCTTTTGGATTTACTCCACCAATTGGTCTAGAATTATATTCAAAATTAAGATCTAATCCTGACCATGCAAATACTAATCCAGCTTCTCTTTTCTTTACTGAATCGATTCTATTAACTGGTCCAAGAATTCTATTTTCATAAGGACCATCTTTATATGGATCTGGTGGTAAATTTCCACTATTCATTAGTAATTCAGGTTTAAAATTACCCCCTGCTACATTTAATACTTTTGACATTGTAGCTAATGAACCAAATAAAGAACCCGGCCCTTTTTCTACATCTGTAGTTTCTTGCGCTCCAACTTGCCATACATCAGATTTAACATCTGTCCAATTAACTCCAGTTGTAAATTTTAATAAATCTGATAAATTATTTCCTGTATCTTTTCCAAAATATGTTACCGCTGTTGCCATAGGTGGAAACAATACTTTTGTATTAGTATTTTCTTTTCCATCTATAGATGTTACACCATCCATACCTGGAAACTTTAAGTTATCTAATATTGGCGCAGCAAATCTTCTTAATGTGATGAGTCTATTATTTTCTATTTTATTCCAGTATTTACAAAAAACAAAATCAGTAAAATGATAAGGAGTTCTACCGTATGGATCTGCATTACCCCACGATATTAATGTTGATGTTGTAGGTAAAGCAGAAAATCCTGGCATTGCACTATTTTGTTCACTAATAGCTTGATCAACTTCATACCATTTTCTTTGGCCTCTTTTATTAATTAAATACTCTCCACCAGCTGAACCATATAATCTTGTTAATGAATATGTATTTATCATTGATGGTATACCAGTATAAAACAAATCTTTTTGATAAGCAGCTAAATTTTTATTTGCATCATCTTCTCCGTGTGCTGTTCCATCTACACCACCACCAATGTTTGCTTCTTTAATTGCAGCTGCATTAGAAAAATATCCACCTGTTGCAGTTGAAGAATATCTCATAGAAAATGGTATTTTTATATCACTTTCTTCTGTTGCACTTCTAAAAAGACGTTCTAAACGTTTATCAAATGGTCCACCTTTATCTACCGAAACATTATCTACAGTTTCTTTTGGATTATCTGTAATTTTTTTTTGAACTTCAGTGTTTCCTTTTTGTAAGCAGTTTCCAAGAAATACTTGAGCTTTTGGCACTTCATTAAGATGTACCCATTTTACAGCTCTTATATAAACTTCTCTTTCATTAAAACTATCTAAATCTCCTTGATTCCAAATATTTTTAATTTGTCCTATTAAGTTTAAACCATGAATTTGACTTTCTGGATTTTCAGCTTGGTAAGATTGTAATCTCATTTTATATATGCGATTAACCGCAATTCTAAAACACATATAATCCGGATCAAGGTAATATGATAAGAATGTAGTGTACGCTACAATTGATGCGACTATTTTATCTATTTCAGATTGTGATTTAACTTTATTCGCCATGGTAACTAATATTTTATTTATATATCTACCAAATTCTAAAACATTGAAAAATATATTCCCTAAAAGTAAAAAAAATAGATTAATAGATGAATATATAAAATAAAATGAAAATTTTTAATACTTGTTATACTTATATAATTACAAATATTTTATTACATAAAAGTTACGTTGGTAGCAGGATAAATGACAATCCAAAAAAAGATAATTATATGGGATCTAGTAAATATTTAACAAAAGATTATGAAATATATGGAATTGAAAATTTTAAAAAAGAAATTATTGAAATTTTTTATAATTGTACAAAAGAAGAATTGTTAAATAATGAAACAAATGCTATTTTAGAATATAACACATTAAATCCAAATGGTTACAATAAGCATTTACCTAATAAATATATGTCTTGGCATAGAGGAGGTGTACCTTTATCTGAAGATGCAAAATCAAAAATTTCTGTAGGATTAAAAAAAGCTTACGATGAAGGTAGAAAAATTGTTCCAGATTATTCTGCAGAAAAACATCCTATGTATGGTAAGCATCATACTAGCGAAGTTAAAATAAAATGTGGAAATTCTATGAGAAATAAACATCATAAAAAAGAAACAAAAGAACAAATGAGTGCTTCACATTTAGGAGTTAAAAAAACAAAAGAACATGCTAAAAATATAAGTAATGCTAGAAAAGGGATGGTATTTTCAGAAGAACATAAACAAAATATAAGTAAAGGAAAACAAGGAAAACCTTTTATATATACTGAAAAAGGAAAAGAAACTCATCAACTAGCATTGTATATTTTAAATAATAAAAAAATAACATGCGAAATGTGTGGAAAACAATTTAACCCTGGCAATTATGCAAGACATAGGAAGAGAACATGTATCTAATATTCTCTTCCTATTCTTGGATCAAATTTATTTCCACTCATCTCGCATATATCTCTCGCTTCAATAAGTCGAATTTTTTTTATGGAAGGAAAAAATATTATTTCATTGAAATATTCATATAAATCATTAAGTTTAGGAAGATTATAATCATCCATGAGTACTACTTCAGTTATATTTTCTATTTCATTTAAAGAATTAAACAAATTTGGTATTATACTTTCACCTAATTTAGGATTAGAATATATGATACCTCTTATTCTTTTTGATTTAGAATAAGATTTTATCAAATTATTTATTTTGCTACTTACTATAAATGAACCATATTCATCTATAGTGCTATATGTATAGCCATATTCTTCCAATATTTCCGATACATTTATTATAGAAAATAATTTTAAATTTAAAAAAGATCTTTTTAGTTTTGTAGTACCTTCAACGGTTATATAAAATTTCATTTTTTAATATTGGTTTAAATTTATTGATTTGCTTTTTTTAATGCATCAATATATGGTATGGATTCAGTTTTTGCAATGTATTCAGCTTTTGATTCTATGATAGATGAATTTTTAAAATCTCTTTGTTCTTGTAACCAAGCGTCTACATTATTATCAAAATCAGATTGTTTCTTTTTTCCATTTGCAATATTATCTGCAATTCTTTTCATTTTTTCATTTAATGGTTGTTTAGCATAAAATGATGTCAGTTTTAATTTTTTTTCTACTGTTCTTCTTTCTTTTCTATTCATGATTTTTATTATTTGTTTAAACTATTTATATAAAAAAATTGAAAGAGCCTCAAATAACTAGATAGTAAAACCGAATCATCTGTTGCTATTATATCATTTGAATTTATTAATTTAAAATCAAATTCTTTTATTGATTTATCTAATTTTGAAGGTACATCTATATTTAAATCTGTTACATTAACACAATATAATAAAATACCTAAATTATCTAATATATTAGATTTTATTTTTCCTAAATACATCCAAATGTTTGCTGATGAAGCATTTGTGTTAATAAATTCAAATAAAATTCTATTCGCAGATACAAGATTAGTATCGTCATCAGATGATACTATACCATTAATTAAAGAATATTCTAAATTACTTAAATATGGTGTGGTATATTTTAATACTCCAATTTTATCTAGCATGCCATTTTTTAAAGTATATGGCATTACACATAATTTTTGTTTTTTATTTAAAACAAAAAGTTTTCCATTATAATCTACAACATCTTCAAGATTGTTTGAATATAATATTTTAGATTGAATTATATTACTCATTTATATTAATTATTTTTCTGATTCAGTGTACATTATTCGTAGAGAATCTTTTATAGCAGTTTTTATTAAATCTACATCTATATCATGTATTATATATTCTAATAATTTATCACTGCCATTTTCAAATGATTCTGATATCACATTAAATAAACTTTTAGATGGTAAAGATATAGTAAGTTCCATATCTACAATCTGATCATTTTTTTTACTTTTTGATATCATAATATAAACTGGGTCTAATTCATACTCTTTATTAGTGACAGTTGATTGTTTTTGTGACGTCTGATCAATTATATTATCACTTATTATAGTTTCATTAGACTTAATTTGCGGTTGCTCTATAACACCAAAATTTGATGATGTTGGGGCTGTTGGCGTAGGTGGAATTAATTTAAAAATTTTTCTTCCTTCTATAAATGGTTGTACACATACAGATTCTCCGGCTTCATTTTGTTCATATCTTTCTTCTTCTCTGCCTACCCATTGTTCATCAAATTTCCATGGATTATTAGGGGAATCAATTTCCGCCATTAATTTTCCAGTAACATCCTTAACATTTAAGTTTGCAACAAATTCTTCATTAATTCTAGATCCATCTTTAAAACAAACAAAAATTATGCCGTCTTCTGACACAATTTTATCATATATCATAATATCTCCTTTTCTATCAGTTGATATCCATTGAAAGTATCTAATTTTGTTATTCATTGTTTTCTTTATTTATTCGTATATTTTTTACTTTAACATTTTTAATACTTACTTTAAATAATGATAAATCTACGGAATTGTTCGTAATATTCTTGTTGCCAATCGATTCGGAATCCTTCTTCTGACCAGCTGATGTAGTCTTCTCTGAATAATTGAAGAGCTTCTTCAAAATGTTTATCATAATTTCCTAAAGTAATATAATTTATTCGTTTTGCTGGTATAACAAATGTATGAGATGTTCCTTTTACTTTCCAAAAATACGAATCTTCAGGATACCCACCAATTCCATATTGTATAATTAATGGATTAACCCATCCAATTGGATTAATTTCAATTTCATTTACAAATTTTAATTTTGAAAAATCATAATTATTTGGCATACAGATTAAATAGTAGGATCAGTGTCTTTTATTATAGATTTGTTTATATTATCATCAACCATATCGGAAGATTCAGATTGTTCGGGCGTAACATTGCCAGGCGCAAATTTTCTTGCCGCTAATAAAGCAGAAGAAGCACCAATAAAAATAGTGCTTTGTTGCATTATACTTATAGTATTAGGGAAATTAAAAATGTAACCAATTATTGCTGTGCTAAATGCTATACATCCTATAACGCCTACTAAAATTCCTATAAATGCAGAAGCACTCGTTTTTCCATCTGAATTACTAAATAATTCAGCTATAACAAATTTATTTCGTTTACTTGTCATACTTTTATTTTATATATTCAAGTATACAAGTAAACGAAACATTAACTTTATTTTATAATATCTACAATTTTAGTTGTAGTAATAGATTTAATCTCGAAATCAAATCCACTTAATTCTAATTGGATTTTTGCTTCAACATCAGTAGGCGTTATAGCGCTTACGATATAATCTTCACCTCTCTTTTTTACTTTTCCTTTTTCGTCAACTTCTTCTATTTTGACTGAGCATTTGTAATATTGTTCCATGATTTGTTTTTATTAATTTTTAACTTCTTTAAATTTTGTACACTGAATAGGCGTTAACCCATCAAATTTTATTTGGTAAATGTACCAAACTGATGATTTTACTTTTATAGAAGGTGTCATTTCATCTTCTCTATAGCAATTTTTCCAAATAGGACTATTTTTTAAATCCTTTCTTGAGTCATCTTTTATAGGACTCCATACAACTTCTGTAATCATATTATTGTTTTATTTTTATATAACGCCTTGTTATTAAGGTTTTGGATTTTTTAAATTATTTATTAAAACTACCAGTCGAGCCGGTATAAGTAGAATTTATATTAAGATTAATTAATGGTTGTTCCATTAATTCTTCTGGTAATATATCATATTGTAACATTTCCCTATTTACTTTATTACATTTTTCACAAACTATAACATCAATAGGTAATAATTCTTCTTTTCCACTTGGTGAAAGAATAGCTGAGATTTTTTTAAATACCATAGATTGTTTAAAAAGCATACCACCACATGAGCATGTTAGTGTTTTTGACATTTTCAATAAATCAGGAGTTATTTTTGGCTTTATCATTTCGCCACCATTATTAGATATTAATTTTGACATATTTTATTTTTTTACATTATCATATTTATAAACAAAAGAAAAATCTCCAAGCATTCCACATACATCTAAATATGAAATATACCATTTATCTTCAATTCCTTGGATATTATTAATATTACCTCCATTATCAATTTTTACATAATATCCTTTTGTAATATACATATTCCATCTAATATTTAAAATATCTTCTCTAGTATATGCAGCTGTTAAAAAATAACTGTATAGTCTTTCATCAAAAATATTTTTACTAACAAAAAGAGGTGTATTAATAATTCCCTCATTGTCTGTTATATAAATAGCATACAACTTATTAAATATTCTAATATCTTCAATTTTAATACCAGTGTGGGTCCAATCTAAGGACCCATCACTAGTTGAAAGCCAATGAGCATTCATTTATGATTTTGCATTTTTAAGATTTTCTACTTCAGTATTTAATTGGTCATCTGAATAAGAAAAGAATTCTGTAGAAACTGTATTAAATAAACTAGTACTATCGTTAATATCTGAACCTCTATAAGATCCCGTATACACAGAAGCTTTCTTTAGATTTGATCCCATATCAAATTTATTAACTTTTACACTTTTTGACATATTAATTGAACTACCAGCACTAATAGCATCTATATCTGCTCCTAAAAATAAGAATTCCCATTTATAAACAGATTCTTGATGTTTTACTTTTTCTTTTATTTGTTTAATTTTATATTCTTTTGAAGAATTTTCTTCACCATCTGTAAGAATAATCATCATAACTTTTTCTGGTCTATTAGATTCATCCATTTCATACAATCTATTTCCAACTGAATCAATAGCTATACCAATAGCATCTAATAATGCAGTACATCCTGTTGTTCGATATTCATCAAAAATAGAACAATCTACATCTTTTATATTTTTATTTTCAAACTCAACTTTATAATCAGTACTAAATGTTATATATGTTAATAACGCTTCTCCTGGTAATTGTTTTTGTGTATCAACAAACTCTTTTAAACCACTTATAGTTGTCATACGGGCATTACTCATAGAACTTGACTTATCTACTACAAGTATTAATTGTGTTAAATCTTTTTTCATTTATATGTTTTTTATGTTATTAAATATTATATAATTTTTTGCTTAATAGGTTTTAATAATTTAAAATAAACATGTAGTTTTATTTTTTGAATAATCAATAGTTTGTTTTATATTATTTTGCATAAGAAATTTTTCTGTAGAATATGTTCGTTTTCCTTCAATTACGGCTACGCATTCACTAATTATATCTTCACATGTTGTAACTGGAGTATTTTGCGTAAGTTTAGCGTAATCTTTCTTTTCATATATGTTAAAATCATGAGGCATTCCCATCAAATGCATATATTCTCTAATATTCATTCTTCTATTTTCTACAGGGTGTACATTTCTTTCCATAAGTTCACCTATAACTGCGCAAACATAATGTTTATCAAGAAGTAACACTTTATGTGTTATTCTAAATCTTTTTCCCATACCAACTTTTTTAATAATATGGTTAACATCTCTAAGACATTTTTGATCTAATACATCTTTAGATTCAACATATTCTTTAAATTCTTGCATCATACCTTTATCTAATAAATAATCGTATGATCCAATATGTTCTTTATAATCTAATAAAACATTCCGCCAATTTTCTCCATATTTTAAAATCAAAAATTGAGTTATTTCATAAAGATTTATATCATAATCATCGCAAACATATTTATCTTGCATAGATGCTGATTTAGGTATAAGCTTTAAATACTCATCAATATTCAATCTATCTTTTTTAATGAAATTAAAAATAGGTGCATATTTTGTATTAGACATTATAACATATGTTCTTGGACGATGTTGTGGTATTCCATGTAACATTGTATCAGTCTTATAAAAATTAATAGAATAATTATATTTTGTAGCTATATCTTTTAGATTATCTCTGCAATTACACCCTACATTAGTAAACATACCAGGTGCATTTTCAAATACATAAATTTTTGGTTGCAAATATTCTAATACAAATTCTGCAGATTTATACATCCAATCATTTACTTTTGACGCTAATCTTTTTTCCGGAGATAATTGCGCTGACATTGAAAGCCCAGAACAAGGTGGGGTACCTACCATAATATCTATACCTTTATATTGCTCAAATAATGATTCATCAAAATCTTTATCCAATAAATATAGTGGAACATCTATATTTTGTTCTTTCAAATAATTTAAATATAATCCATCATTGGCTGCAAACGCAGAAAATGAAAAAATTACTTTAGGCGGTTTACCTATTACAGTCTGTGCGCCTAATGGGAAACCTCCAATCAATGGAATTATTACGCCAAAATTAAAATCTTTCATCGTATACTCCGTTTAATATTTTTCCAACAGATGATATCGGAATATCATAAAATTTACTTATATCTAATCTACTTTTATTTTTTCTCATATTTTTTATTTCATTGATAAATTCTTTTGACAAAATGTGATTTCCAATCTTTCCTTTATTTCCTGGCTCATGGCCTTTATGATTTTCTTTCCAACTTGCTAATTTTTGATCTGCAATTTCTTTTCCATATTTATATAACCATTTACTATATATAGATATTCCAAACATTGGATTATTTTCTGCAGATAATTTAATACTCATATTTTGTTTATATGATTCAGATTGTATTACTTCATTTCTTTTTTCTGAATGCCAAGTTTTTCTTATATTACCAAGATGTTCTTCAGATAAGTTTTTTCCAGTATTCCATGGTTTATTTCCTTTTTTCCAACATCCAGAATTATTTATGACAATTTCTTTTAATCTCTTTGTACCTTCATCTACACCATACTTCTTTAATATCCATTGTTTTGGAGAATGATTATATAAAGTTCCATTAGGCAAACAGAAATTTTTATTTAATGGATCATTCCAATGTTCTAATATTAGTTTGGCTTCTTTAGATACAGCATCATAATGTGTCGATAAATTTGTATCTAATATTTCTTTAACTAATTTAGACTTGTCAGGTTTCCATGTTACCATAGATCCTTTATAGTTAAGATCTTCTTCTGGTAAACATTCACATTTTCTTGAGCCATAATAGTATTCACCTGTTTCTGGAATTTTCACCATATAAACATAATGGTTCATAAAGTATATAAATTTTTATAATCTTTTAAGGTAATATGAGGTTCTCCGGTTTTGATGTAATGGTCTACTAAATAGAACGAAGATTCATACATGTGCAATGAACCTGCATGCCAAGTAATTCTTCCAACCTCTAATTCAAGTTCTAATGCTAATTTTTCAGAAACATACAACTGCCATGCATAGTCATTCCTAAATCCGAACACTGCATCATTAGATCTCATATATACTGAAGTCAATAATTTTCCATCTCTTATAGCATATTGTGTTGCAAACGTACACATGAAATCAGATCTGCCGCCTTTGTTATAATCATTCCACATCTCGGGCCTATTATAAATCATTGTGGCTCTCCTAGAGAATGGGTTAGTTTTCAATTCATTTTTGCAATTTTCATATTGGTTGTGATTTTCTTCTGAAAATATACACCATCCATAATTTGAATTTATGAACCCAAATTTATCTGCAACTTGAACCCAGATTTTTGGAGTGGGTTGTAGATCCATTACATTTAATGATTTACTTAAATACCATTGAAGTTCGTTTTCAATGTATTCTTTATTCGGAAGACTAAATATAAAGTCCTCATTTACAATAAATACTGCGTCAAGTATATCTATTGTTTTTACACCAGATTTATCTATAACAAAATCTTTATTTAAAAATTTTGCAGCAAATTCATTTCTAATATCTAGTATATTATTTTTTGTTAATATTTCATTCATTTTTTTCTTAAAGTATAATAATTATTTATAAACCAATCATATGTGTTTTTTATGCCATTAGATAATTTGGTTTCATATTTCCACCCAAGATTATTTATTTTTTTAACATTTAAAACTTTATTTTGACATTCATTTTTAAAATTATCATTCCATTCTATGGAACCATTATATTGTATAACGTTTTTTATTAAAATAGATAATTCTTTTATACTAGTACTAGTTCCAGACCCAACATTTATTATTTCTGGGCTATCATAATTATTCATTAAAAAAATAATAGCTTTAGCAAAATCTTTAACGTAAATAAAATCTCTTATTGGAGACCCATCTCCCCATAAAGTAACTGTACTATCTTTATTCATTTTTGCTAGTTCAAATTTTGCAATCATTCCTGGAATAACACTAGAATTTATAAGATCAAAATTATCATTTTCTCCATAAACATTAGATGGTATGACTGATATAAAATTACAACCATATTGTTTATTATAAAGTTGGCACATTTTTATTCCAGCAATTTTAGATATAGAATATCCTATATCGTTATCATCTAATAATCCTGTTAAAAATTGGTCTTCATTAATTGGAAATATGAAATTTTTAGAATATATTGAAGAACTTGCTATATATAATAATTTTTTAACACTAGTCGTTTGTCTAGCAGCTTCTATAACATTTATAGATATTTGTAGATTTTCTCGTATAAAGTCAGCCGCATTATTATCTTTAGCATATATTCCACCATTTTTTCCTGCAGCATTTATTATATAATCTGGACTATGCCATTTAAATGCTGCTAGAGTACTTTTATAATCACATAAATTAGATATTGATTTTGATAAAGTTCTAATTTCTGTATATTCTTGATTTTTTAGTTCTTTTATAATTGATGAACCTATTAGACCTGTATGACCTAATACTAAAATTTTACTATTTTTTTTCATTAGTAATAAAGTTTAAGACAGTATTTAATAAATAATCTTTATCTAAAAACTTTCCATCATTATCAACTTTTAATAAAATCTTATTTTTTATAAGACTAATATCATGATATTCTTTAAATAATTCTATTTCTTTGGTTTTTTGTTCTATTGTTTGTGAAAGTGAATTTCCATCTTCGTTATTCATTAAAAATTCAGGATCTGCATAAAGTGTTATAAGATTAGTTTTTTCTAAATCAATGTATTGTTTTTCAAATTCATTAAGTCTATGAGATATAAATTTTTTATCATATGATCTAAAAAGTACACCATAAACATATTCGCCAGGATAATATCTATTATAAATTAGAATATTTTCATAATATTTATGTTCGCTATCTTCCATTGTTTTCATATTTTTAGATAGTTCACCTTCTTTTATAAAACATCTCATTTGCCATTGATAAATATTATCTACATTTTTAGGTGGTTTTGCGCAGTGTCTAATAGAAATATTGTCATATTCAAAATGATTACATATACCTGTAATCAAAGAATTTTTGCCACAACGATCTAGACCTTCTATAATTATAGTTTTCATTTGGTTTAATTTTTCTTATTATATAATTATAGTTAAAAAAGGTTTAAAAAAAAGGAAGACTAATTAGTCTTCCTTTTTTTGTATTTTTTTCATTAATTCTTCGATTATTAAAATATCCGGATCAATATCTAGATTTAAATCAAAGATATGTTCTATTTCATCATCTAAAATATCTGTCATTAACTATTGTTTGTTATAGCTTCTATCTTCTTGTTCTATTCTTCTTTTATCATTAGAAGTATTTTCGTTTATTTGAGATTTTTGATTTTGTATAGCTCCAGTATTAACTTCTATTTTGTCCTTATTAGATTGTTGTAGTATCATAGATCTTATTTCTGAATAACCTAATAATAAAGTTATAACTACAACTGCTATTGTAACAACTGCTATTTTAGGATATTTTTTAAAAAAATTATATTCCTCTAAGTCCGAATTGATTTTTATTTTGAAATTTTCAATTTCATCTTCAATTTCTTTCATTCGAACTAAATGCTGCGGGCAGTTCACAGACTTCATTGCATCGCTCAACTGTAAATTATATACAGTATCTTCTAATTTTAATACTCTGCCATTGGTTTTTTTTACTTGAGTATCTATACTCTCTAATGTATTTTTAATTCCAGAAAATTGCAAATCAATTTTTGTATGTACTGATTTGAACTTTTCATTAATTAACTCCTTGAAATCCTCTGTGTTATCAGACATAGAATGCGTTATTTTTATTTATATATCCTAAGTCTAGAAAGAAAAATGTGAAGTTTTATATTAACTAGGAAGTGTCATTTTTAAAAATTCAAATATAGGACTTATATTTTCAGATGAAAAATTAGATATATCATCTAACGATTGGATTTTTATACTGTTATCATATAAGTCTTCATCGCATTTTACCCATATGCCAACATAATTAATTTCCGGATTAGATTTATAATTCAATAATGTCTCATACATATGTTCTAATATATCTTTTATATTATCTTCTGACTTATCAAATTCTACTTCATCGAAATTTACATATATACTAGTTCTAATAATTGCATCTATTTTAGTTGGATCCATATTAGTACTATCACATATTTCCATAAGTGATAGTTTTATATTTTTTATTTTTTCTAAACTCATATATTTAAGATTGTCCTCCAGCTAATGGCGCGATATTTACTCGTCCAGTTGATTTGGCGGTAGTTAAAAATTTATTATCATCAATAGATTCCCCTGATACTTCAGATGAATTATGTACTATTTCACTTTCATTTGTTTTTGGCAAATTTACTATAGTTGGTTTATTTGCCGGAGCCACTGTATTAAAAGTAGCTTGTTCATCCCAAAAATCTTTTCCATAATTTATACTAAGTTCTTCTTGAGCTTGTATTTGTCTTGCTGCTGTAAAGTACATTTGTCTATTTGTTCTATTATATGCATATATTATATTAGGGTTTTCGGAATGTTTATATAAAGAACCATAACCAAGTACTACCCCATATTTATTTTTATCTTTTTCTATTTCAAAAATATAATTTTTTAGATTAGGAACTGCTTTTGCTTCTACCCCTACAAATATTATCGGACAAATTTCTACTATTTCGCCTTTTGCAAATTGTGTCTTAGAATACATTACAAACTCTCCATTAGGACGTTTTGAATATTCTACTCTGTTTATATTAAATATTTCTTTTCTAGGTTGAACAACTCCCACTTTATCAGATAAATGAATAGTTTCCTTTTTTTCCGGTTTAGATGTTTTATCGTATGGATTAAAAAAACCTTCTTTAAGTGGTTTTATTTTATATTTCATAAACTAAATTATTTTTTTAAAATTTCTATAACTAATAAATGATTCATTTTGTTTTGCTATTGGAAGAAGACCTTTTATAGAATCATACAGTTTTTTAAATTCTTCCAAATCCATTTTTCCATTAGATATTTTATTTAAAATAGCTTTATATTTTATAACTCTTCTTGGATCGGCCAAAATTAAAGCTATTTTTTTTGCAAGCTCTTTTTCATCTTTAGCATATCTAAAATAATCATAATGATTAAATTGACTTTTTTCTACTAATAATTCTATATTGTAGATTGATGAGTATAATAATTTTTTACTTAATAAAAATCTTTCAGTATATAATATAGTATTTTTAAATTCTTCAAGTTTTTCTTTTGTTCTATCTACTGTAGCTTGATCATATCCAGCATTTTCTATAATAGTTATACTAATTTTATTAGTAAATTTAGAAAGTTCTTTAAAATTTAATTCTATATTATCTAACACTGCATATTTAGCATCGCCAGATACTTTACCATATTCTGTAAGTAATTCATACAGCTTCTTATTATAATGAAATGCATGTTTATAATAGTTTAGAGCATTTTTTAATGCTATTAAATTTCTTTCTGTTGCCATACTAATAATATTTAAATTTCATCTTGATCATCTGGTTTAAAAATAGGTAACCAAGAATTTTTATTTTGTGTATTTGGTGAACTAGATGATGCAGCAGATATTTTTACCATATCACCAATGTTTTCAATTTCACCAAGTTTAGGTTTTATAGAATTTGTTAATTTTAAATATGGACATATAAAATCTTCTTCTCTTGCATTTATTGTCATAGTATAACTAGAGAAAAATAGATTAGGCATTTTAATCAATTTAGTATTTCTAATATCTTGCATTTTATCTGGATCATCTGAAAGAAGAAGACCTTTTTCAGATAGTGCGTGTCTATGACCAGGAGCTCTTAAAAATATTTCAACTTTATATTGATTTGTTGCTATTTGTGTAACTGAAGAAATATAAAAATCTAAAGCATTTTTTCCATAAGAATATTTATGTTCTTCTGTGAATGCATCTAATTCTGCATTGATATCATCTATAGTACTTAGACCTGCATTAGCAAGTAGTTTCATTAATTTTTCATCTACTTCCATCTTTTTTATCGCAGATAATTCTACCCATTTAGCTTTAAGTTTGCCTTTGCCTTTGTCAGATAGCTCTACATTTAAAATAAATCCAGGAGTGTCAATTCTTTTTTCAATAGCAGCTGTATAGCTATCTAAAATTTTATCAACATATCCATTTATTTTTTTAATTTCATTTTCTTTTAAATTTACAAGGTCTTTTTTATAAGAAGTTGCCATATTAACAGCTTGATCTATTTTGTCAAGAGCCATAAGAGTGTCAAGCTTATCTTTTTTAAATTTCTTATAATTTTCTTCAGCTGTGTCAGCGACCTTTTTAATATTTTTTTCAAAATGAGAAATTAATGACATAGATTTTTTTTCAAACCCATGTAAATAAGATTTCATTACAGATTTTGCTCTAGAAAATCTCATAACGCGTGGTATGAATGAAGCTGACTTATCTATAAGAGATCCAATTACTCCTTTTTCATCTTCATTAAGTCTATTGCAAAACTCATCAAAACTTTCAAAATTATTATTACTCATTGATTATTTATTTTTAGTTATGATTTTTTTAGAACCAGTTCCCGGTTTAGTTTTTTTCTGTGATAATCTTTCAGCTTTCTTTTGAGCTCTCGCTTCTGCTGTCTGCGTAGATGCTGTTTTTTCTTGCGCTACTATAGGTTTTTTATTAGATGTATCTTCTTGACCACCTAATGGGATAACTCTCTTTTTAACAGGTTTAGCTTCTGGTAAAGCTTTTTTAATTTTCATTTTATTAACTAATTCTTTTGGAGCAACTAATAATTTTTCTTTACCATCCTTTTTAAATTTAAGCTCATTTTCATCAGAAGAAATTATTTCAATAACATGATTATTTCCAGCTTTATCTGTATATTCATATGAATTATCTGGTAATATAGGTTTACCTTCATTATCTACTATCCCACCTGTATTTTCTACTTCTTCAGCATCTACTGCTTCAGGTTCTTTTTCAGTAGGTTTCATTTCTTCAGATTCTCCATCTACAACTTTAGTTTCATCAGGAGTTTCATCAGGAGTTTCATCAGTAGATTCCTCATCATCAGTTTTTTCATCAGGTGTTTCATCTGTAGTTTCTTTATTAGGAGTCTCATCTGTAGTTTCTTTATCTTCAGATTGTACGCTTTTTTTAGCTTCGGCTTTTTTTGCGTTTACATCTGTTTCCTGATTTTTTAACTTTTCTTCAAATGCTGCAGAATCTGTTATAAAAGATTCCATTTCATCAGCATAAGCTTCATCATTAACACCTGATAATGTATTTTCAATAAATTTTAACTCTTGTTTTTGTACGTATTTATATAAATTAAGTTTTAATTGTGAGGTTAACATTACCCAATAATTAGATAAACTTAATTTATTGTTGTCTGTCATTTTGCTTTGTTGAATTATATTGTCAATTTTTTTTGTATAATTCATAAGTATTTTATCTGCAGCTTTATCTAATACTGATAATTGTGAAGCTTGAGCATTTAAAGCCACTTGAATATTACCTTTTAATTGTGTCTTTATTTCTTCAATTGTTTTGTTATCATTTTTCAAGTTATTAGCTTCATCTATTATTTTTTTCTTATTAGCTAAAACTGGTGCATAATATTTTTTGTATAAATTATCCATTAATGCAGTTTGAATTTTTTTTGCATTATCATTCAATTTATTTCTTGCTCTACCAGCTCTTGTTATAATATTTCCAGATGTTGTATCTAACGTTTCTGTTGAATCTGCTTCAAATAAATTTTTTCCGACAGCGGTTTTAACAAAATTATTTAAGCTTGTTCCTTTATTCTCTAAAATAGAATTAAGACGTTCAAATTCAGTATATTTCATAATGTGCAATTTTATTTATATATCTTTAATTTAAAATTTAGTTTTTAAATATGCAAAAACTTTTTTGAATATATAAATAAAAATACATATATGAAACACGTATCTGAAACACTATTACAATTTAAAGATGACCTCTTCTTTAATATATTATATGAGTCAACACAAGGCGCAGAAGAAGTTAAAGATGAAATGACTCCTGAAGAAAAAGAAAAACTTGCAAAAGAATTAGAAAAGCAAGGATTAGGCATTGTAAAAAAACTTAATGCCAATTTTTCTATATTTAAATCTATTGCTCTTGATGATTGGAAGCAATACAGAGATTTTTGGAATAGTCAAAAATCTGACAAAGAAGCTCAAGGCGTTTTAGATGGAATTTTTTATAAATTATATGATAGTAAATATTTAGTAGGTGTATTACGTACTGAAGATGGTACTGCTGAATTAACTGTATGGAATATTGAAATAGAAGATGGATTCGATGATCATATTATATTTCAATCAAAATCTGCTGAAGTTATAAAAGCATTCATGGAATTTTATAAAGGTACATTTGAAGCTGAAATGAGAGAGATAATATCAAAAACAAAAGAAAAACTTGAACAAAGTAAAGCTGAAATTGTAAAAAAAGAAAAAGAAGAAGCTGCATTAAAAGCAAAAGAAAAAGTAAACGCATTTATGACTGAATCATTAAATGAAGGAGATGATAATATTCATAGATTATTAAACTATTTTTTAAATGTTTGGACAAAAGATAGATCAACTACTGATTTAATTTTTAATAATGATGAGCTTTGGGAAAAATACAAAAAATTCTTCGATGTAAATTTTGATTGGCTAGCTTTATCAGAAGATGAATTAGTAGAACTTTGGGATGAATGGGAATCTGATTCAGCAAAATATGATAATACATTTAATGAATCTAAAAAAGTTAAAAAAGGACCAAAACCTTTAGCTGTTCCACCAAAAGTTAATCCAACTAATAAAACCACACCAAGTAAACCAACAAAAAAGAAAAAATAAAAAAATGGAACTCAATTGAGTTCCATTTTTGATTAAATTTATTTTATCTTTTATAATATAAATAATAAAATTAACAAAATGATAAAGATAGGAATTACAGGTGGTATATGTTCCGGAAAAACTACAATGTGTAAATATTTAGAAGAACTAGGATACGATGTTTATTACTCTGATTTAGCAGCAATAAGATTAGCAGAAAATAACAATAGACTTAAACGCAGTCTAATAAAAGAGTTTGGTGAAAAAGCTTATCTACCAGATGGAACTTATAATAGAAAATATATTGGTGGAATAGTATTTACGTATAGAGATCAATTAGATATAATTAATGAAATTTTTAGAGTTTATTTATATGAAGATTTCAATAAATATTGTCAAGGAAAACAACTTATTATTTACGAATCTGCTTTAATATATGAACATGGATTACAACATATGTTTGACTATATAATTTCAATATATGCTCCAGATGAAGTTATAATAGAAAGGCTGAAAAAAAGAAATAATTTTAATGAAAAAGAAATAAAAGATAGATTAAATAGCCAAATGGATCCATTAATGAAACTTCTAAAATCAGATTATTCAATAAATACTTGCGATATCGATGCTAATGAACAACTTGTCAATATCATTACTAGCATTAATAAAAATTAAAACCTTTTCCACAATTTTTCGTATAATATTTAAATAACATTTATGAAAAAAAATCCATATTTACAAGAATATCATAGAACAATTGTGTGTGATGTTGACGATACTATATCATCAAGTACTGACCATCATTGGGAAAATGCAGATCCAATACAAGAAACAATTGACAAAATTAATCAATTATATGAAGCTGGTTGGATAATAATTTTATCAACAGCAAGAGGCCAATTATCATGCAATGGCGATTGTGAAGCAGCCGATCTAAAATATAGAGATAAAATGGAATTATGGTTAAAAAATCATGGCGTAAACTATCATTTTTTATCATTTGAAAAATATCTTGCTGCATTTTATATCGATGATAAAGCTATGACACCAGAAGATTTTTATAAATTAGATATAAGAGAAATAAAATCTGGTTGGAGTGGCGCAAAAGTTGAAAAAAGAGGAAATAAAATATATAAAACTCATCCAGATTCTATCGATGCTGCAAAGTGGTATAATATGGCAGCTCCGATAATTAACACTCCTATAGTTTATAGCGTGATTGGAAATACAATTTCATTAGAATATTTACAAGATTCTGGTAGAAAATTTAAAATAGATGAATTAAATGACATTATCAATAAATTTTCTATGTATAAAACGCATGTTCCATTTTCTATGTACATTAAAAAAATAAAAGAACATTGCGATATTAATGGCATGTTTCATAAAATAATTCCTGAATTAGAATCTCGTGAAAATTATTTTAACAATTATTGTTCATTTATGCACGGGGATTTATCTTTAGAAAATATCATAGATACAGATCGCGGGCTATATTTAATAGATCCAATATATGGAACTAATAATTGGTCTTCATATTTATTAGATATTTCTAAAATGTTGCATTCTTATAGAAAGTATAATAGAATGTTTGAATATGAAGTATTCCTAAGCACTTGGATTAGAAATAAAGAACATAATTTAGATGCGACTATTTTAAGACTTTTAGAAATTACTCAATTTATACGAGTTATTAAATATTGCAAAATACCAGAAACAAAACAAAATTTAATTGATATTACCAACAAACTAATAAACGAATTTCCATCATGACAAAAAAACAAAAAATAGAAGCTTTAATCGTTATACTTAATAATATAAAAGAAGAAGAAATAATATGTGGGTTATCTACATCAGTGTTTATAGAAGATTTGCCAGATTTTGAGATTGCTCAATATGATGGAACTCCAATCAGAGCGGATATCTTATATGAAATAGGAAAATATCATAATACCACAATAAAAGTTAACCCATACTTATTATGGGATGATGCACGATTATTTGACACAAATTCTAAGCTTATTATAGATCTTAAAAAGGAAGGCATTGAGTTAACTTTTGATGATGACATACAATTAACACCTCCAAAAGAAAAAGAAAAATTAGAACAATGCAAACCATTACCGGAACCTACTATAACAAAAATCATTGATTTACAGCTAAATAAAGATGTATGTGTTCCAATGTATAGAGATCCTTTTATGTCAAGCACAGAGTTTTTATTGTGTTATAAAACTAAGGAGGTAAACCCAGAAGTAGTATATGCTCCTTATATATTAGCAACAATTGATGAAGATTTACAAAATACCACACAAAATACTACACAAACAATAGAAATTGAAGAACCACAGAAAAAAACATTGCGTAAACTATCAATGATAAAAGCAATTATATGTAATCCAACGTCTGATAAAGATGTTAAAACAATAAAAAAAATGATTAAAAACCACGTACAATGATTGAAAAAATACACAAACTAAAGAAATCTGGAAAGACAATAGGATTTACAGCTAGCACAGCTGAATTAGCTCATCCAGGATTTATTGATATGCTTTTACAAGCAAAAAAAGATTGCGATTTTTTGATTTTCGGATTACTTACAGATCCAACAATATCTAGACCTGATACAAAAAATAAACCAGTTGAAACGACATTTGAAAGATGGGTAAGATTATCTGCAATAAAATATATTGATATGATTATACCTTTTGATACTGAAGAAGATTTAATAAATATGATCAATCTTATTCAACCAAGTGTTAGATTTGTAGGTGAAGAATATAAAGGTACCGAACATACAGGTTGGAATTTATGTCCTATTATATACAATACTAGAAAACATAAATGGAGCTCTAGTTCATTAAGACAAAAAATATATGCATTAGAAAATGAAAATAAACTTCAAGAATATCCTATGGTAGAATTAGATGAACTAGATGAACCAGTTGATAATAAAAATGAAAATCTTGTTACAGATGGTAAACCTAATTACTATGTTATATCTAGTGATAGTATACCACATGATTTAAATGAATGCTTTAAATATCTTGATAAATTATCAGATTTAGAAGAATGGCTAAAAATGGATGAAAATTCTGCATTAGCTGTAGCTCATCATGGTATAGGAAGATTATTAAGAAATGAGTGGCGTTTATGGTCAAAAAGCCCATTATCAGATTATTTTAATGGTCATGGAATAACACATGCTGATGATATGAGCACAATGATACTTACATCTTTTCATAGAAAAAGAAATGATAAAAAAATTAAATTTGCTGAACAAATTAGAATTTTTAAAAATTTCTGGAATATTCCAGAAAAAGATAAAAATGATTTTGATGTAACAAATATAAAATTAAAAAAATAAATGTCAGAAAATAAATACAAAGGATTACGCATAGCATTAATATATGGAAAGAATTTAGATGGCTGCGGGGTAACTCGTGGTGGTCATGAACTTGCAATTTGGTCAAAAAAAGTAGGTGCGATTGTAGATTTATACGCATATGATAAAAAAGCTACAAGATCAGCAGGACATACAGATGTAGATACCGTTTTTTATAAAGAAAATGAAGTAGAATATATTGCAAAAAAAATTAATGACAATTATGATATTGCGATGTTTATGAGTTACGCAACTAATAAACATCCAGAATCATATGGAAGAGATTTTTATTATAAAATGTTCTTAGGAATTACAAAACCTATAAAAGCATTTTATGTGCATGATATTAATGCAATGCAAGTAGATAGAACTCAATATCTTGTACCAATGGTAGTTAATACTGATGTGCTTTTTCATTTTGATACAGATACATGGTTTTCAAAAACTGTAGATAAATTAGGATTCCAAAAAATTGGAGATAGATTGCATAAGTATACTTTGTGGTTAAATTTTGATGATTTAACTAAATATAGAGAACAATATACATTAGATAAAAAACTTCCAGGTATGACATCTGTTACAAGATGGTCAAGTTTAAAAAATGTCGGTAGATCAATTGACATTATGAGAGACCTTAAGGAAATAGACCCTAAGCAAGATTGTCAAGTATATGGCATTGAAAGATCAATTGGAGCTAAATTTGATATTATTGATAGGCCTGATATTACATATGTGAATAATGGATCAGGAAAAAGAGATAAAAATGGACCAGTTGAAGTATATGGGCCAGTAACAAGAGCCGATGGTCTTGAAAAAGTTGCATCACATTTATTTGCTTCTTCATTTTTTAGTTTACCAAAAGCACATCAAAATTATGGTAATAGAATGGAGTATAGCCAGATAGAAATAGCTGCAGTAGGAACAATTCCAGTATTTGATATGGATTGGGCTCAAAATAATAAAGTACGTGATGGTCGTCGTTATATTGATATTCCATGTTCAGCTATTTATACAGATGGTACAAATACAAAAGAAATAGCAGAATTGCTAATTAAATTATCTAATAATCCAAAGGCTTTAAATCTATATAGAGAGGCTGCCTATCAAGTAGTAAAAGATGAATTTGATGCAGATATAGTTATTCCAGAAGCTATAGATCTAATATTACGTACTGGTAAAAATCCTGTAACATTAAGTGTTAGAGAAATTTGTGAAAAATTTGTAAATAAAGATTTTGCAGATGAAATAATGAAAATTGAAGAAAGTGGAAAGCTTCCTGTACTTGGTATTGGTGAATTTGAAAAACAAGAAGTTCATTATTTACAAGGTGCAAAACAAGTTTTAGTGAAAAAATGTATGTCAAAAACTGATAAGTATAAAATGAATCAGGAAAATAAAACAGAAAAATCATTAAAAGAAAAACAACATTCAATGTTAAATACAAAAATAAAATCTTTATTCTAATGCATTTACTTAATGAAAAATTTGACAGAGTAGTCTGTATCTAAATGAATATATAAATAAAAATTATATGACAGAAAAAAGATATAATTATGTTTATATAACAACTAATTTATTAAATAATAAACAATATGTAGGTGATCATTCAACCAATAAATTGAATGATCACTATTTAGGAAGTGGCAAATTACTTTATTATTCTATTAAGAAATATGGTAAACAAAACTTTAAAAAAGAAATATTAGAATATTTTCCAACAAAAAAACAATCATTTGATGCTCAAGAAAAATGGATAACTAAATATGATACATGCCAAAATGGATATAATATAAGCCCGTTAGGTGGTATGGGAGTAGTTGGATGCCATTCAGAAGAAACTAAGAAAATAATGAGTGTAAAGGCAAAAGCTCGCCCTTCTCCAAATAAAGGAAAAACATTTTCTGATGAACATCGAAAACATATAGGAGAATCTAGAAAAGGAAAACTTCATTCAGAAGAATCAAAAAGAAAAATAAGCAAGGGCGGTATAGGAAAAAGAAAAGGCATACCTTTAAGTGATGAAGCAAGAAAAAATATGAGTATTGCACTTATTGGGAAGCCTTTATCAGAAAAACAATTAGAAGGAAGAAAGCATATTAAAAAAACTATATGCCCATACTGTGGAAATTCATACATCCCTCAACATTATAATAGATCACATGGTAATAAATGTAAACAACATATAAATGGCACACTTAATAAATGAGATTTTTGATCGTACGATATGCATAAATTTAGTTAATCGAAAAGATAAAAAAGATATTACTCAAGCAAAATTTGATAATTTAGGAATCCAAGTTGAATGGTATAAAGCCATTCAATATGGATTCCTTCCTAATATAGTCAATGCGATTACAGATGCAAAGGTGGCACATTTTAATGTATCTCAACCTTACGAAATGGGGTGTGCTCTGTCACACTATTCTGTTATAAAACAAGCACTAGAAGAGGGAGTTGAAAAACTTTTCGTATTTGAAGATGATGTATGTTTTCATAAAAACTTTAATGAAAAATTTGAAAAATCTTATGATGCGTTACCAAAAGATTGGGATATGTTTTTATTATATGCTTTTCAACATGAATTATTTCCAGAAAATATTAGAATAAATTCTCGTTGGATGAGGGCTTTTCGTTCATGGAGTCTTATGAGCTATGGAATGAATAGAAGAATAATGAAAAGTTATATTAAAAGACAAGATGAATTCTTTTCTATTTCTGATATGGTTACTTGGAGAATGCAAAATGAAAAAGATTATAATATTTATGTTTCTATCCCTTCATTAGTTGTACCAAATCCTACATTAGAATCTAATATAAGATCTGTAAAAAATTATCAAAATAATATAACAATAACTAATCTTGGCGTAAGTGCAAGTGAATATATTTAAAACTTTTTAAACTAATATTATATAAATTACATGGAAACAATAAAAATATGGTTTGCCGATTTCTGGCCCGAAATTATTTTTGAAGATATATTTACTCCAATACTAACAAAACATTATAATGTTGTTTTGGATAAAATTAATCCAGATGTAGTATTTTTTTCTATTTTTAATAGAATGCAGGAAATTGGTAATTATCCAAAAGCAAAAAAAATATTATGGCTGGCAGAAAATTTTAAGCCAACACAATTTAAGAGTGATTATTCAATATCATTTGAACCTGCGTCAGATACTAATTTTAGATTGCCATTATGGCAAGCTTATCTATTAAAACAACCTCAATTAAAAGATAGACTATATAACAAACCAAATATTAATATATCTGATTGCTCTTCATTTGAAAGATTTTGTTCATTTACTGTATCTAACTCAAGTAATTTTGTAAGAAATTCAACATATTCTTCTATAAATCAATATAAAAGAGTCCATTCATATGGAAGATATATGACTAATGATTTCAGCTTACAAAATTTATCTGTGCCTAATCAATATTGGAGAGATATAAAAGATAAATTCTTTATTGAGCATAAACATAAATTTTCTATATGTTATGAAAATTCATCTACACCATTTTATTGCACCGAAAAATTAATGGATAGTTTTTTAGGAAATAGCTTACCAATATATTGGGGTGATCCTAGAGCAATATTAGATTTTAATGAAGAAAGTTTTATTAATGTTCATAAGTATAATAAGCTTATGATGAATACAACAGATGCTGTAAAGAAATTTGATAATGATAATTCATTGTATCAATCTATGTATAATCAACCAGTATTTACAGATTCTCAAATAATTAATCTTGAAGAAAATCTAACTAAATTTGAATATTGGTTACTAAATATAATAAAAAAATAATGAATGTAATAGTAATATCATTAGATAGAGCACAAGAAAGAAGAAAAAAAATAATAGAACAATTTGAGAAATTAAATATATCTGATTATTATATTATGTCAGCTCTAGATGGAAGTAAAATAAATCACACTTTTTCTATAAAAATTACAAAAGGCTATAGTTTAAATAGACAACAGAGACCTGCAGAATTTAGTTGTGGGGTATCTCATATTATGGCGATAAATTATGCAAAAATGATGAAATGGAAAGAAGTGTTGATACTAGAAGATGATGTAGTTTTATGTGATGATTTCTTAGAAAGATATGAAATTTTAAAAAAAGAATTACCTTTTGACTGGGAATTAGCATATTTAGGAGTGCTTAAGTTTTTACCGATTGCTACAAATAAAGTGAGCTCTCACTTATATAGATCTAATTTTACTGTAGGTGGCCACTCATATTTAGTTAGAAATATAGCTTATACTAAAATTATTAATTATTTATCTTCATTTTGTACAATAATAGATGATATGCTTGGACAAATGATAGAAGAAAAACAGTTAATAGCTTATACATTTGTTCCATTTTTTACATATCAAGGAGATCAATATTCGTATTTATGGGATACCGATCAAGATTCAAAAATAGAACAATCTAATAATTATTTTAAACCTAGATTAAATGCAAATTAATAATGCTATAGTTTCATGTAATAATAATCCTCTTTATTTAGACTTTTGGCCATTAATATCTAAAGTATGGAAATTACGTCATAATATAAACCCAATTTTAGTTTATGTGAGCAATTCTAATAATATTATTGATACTTCATATGGTGAAGTAATTAGAATAGCTACATCTACATTGTATGATAATGTAATACAATCTCAATTTGCTAGAATATGGTATGCTTCAAAATTAAAAGATGAAGTATGTATTCTATCAGATATAGATATGTTTCCATTATCTACATGGTATTTCAATGATCAACTTAAATCTATAGATGAAAATAAATATGTTAATTTAACGCCAACTGGTTTTAATAATAATACTAATCCACCTTTATGTTATAATATAGCAAAAGGATTTATATTTAAAGATGTACTTGATATAGATGATGATTTTGAAAGTTTTTTAAAGAATAATATTTCAAAATCATCATGGTCTGCTGATGAAGAGTTTTTAGGATTAAAAAGAAAAAATTATATAGATCAAACTATATTTCATATTATTGATTCATCATACCCAAGGATTGATAGATCTAATTGGAGATATGATGAATCAAATATAAATTTATATGCTGATTGTCATTCATTAAGACCTTATGCCATGCATAAAAATGAAATTGACAACTTAATAAATAAGCTTGTATGAAAGTTTTAATTTTAGTGTTATCTTTAAATGATTCTGCTGATTATAGCAATCTTACAATAGCTCAAAAAAATACATGGGATTCTATAAATATAGATAATGTAAAAACTTTTTATTTATTTGGAAACCATGTAAAAAATGAAATTATAGATAATAATATATTTGTAAATGTAAATGAAACTATATTTAATTGTGGATTAAAAACAATAGAATCATTAGATCTAATAAATTCACTTGATTTTGACTATATATTTAGGGTAAATTCTAGCTCTTATGTAGATAAAGAATTAATGCTAAAATATTTATTAGATAAACCAAGAGAAAAATACTATTCTGGAGTAATTGGAAATTATAACAATATAAACTATGCATCAGGAAGTGGGTATTTTTTATCTCATGATTTAGTTAATTTAATAGTAGAAAATAAAATTAAATGGAATCATAATTATATTGATGATGTAGCATTGGGCTTATTTTTAAAAGAATATGATGTACTACCATTAGCTGCTCCTAGATGTGATTTAGAGGAATTATACATACCTAATAATTATTATCATTATAGATCAAAAAAGAATAATACTAATAGATCTATAGATGCATTAAACTTTCACAAAATTTTTAAAATTAAATTTGATAACAATGAATGATTACGAAACACACAAACCTATATTAGAACTTATAATTAATAATTATCCAGTAGAAAATATAATAGAGTTTGGATTAGGATATTACAGCACTCCATTATTCTTAGAAAAATGCAAACATACTACTTCAGTAGAAATGCAAAGTGAAGAATGGTTTAATAAAATAAAAGATGAATACTTAAAATACTCAAATAAATGGACACCTTTATTATCAATAGGACCTTTTACATATAAAGATCTACAATATGATAGCTATTATAACTTAGCATTTATTGATGGACATGGAGAATCTAGATGGGATTGTATTAATTATATGTTTGATAAAACTAGTATAGTTATTGCACATGACACAAATACGCCTTCTTATAATTGGAATAGAGTAAATAAACCAACTATATTTAATGAAGTTAATTTTGTAAAATATAATACAAAAGTGTGGACTTCTGATAATAATATTTTTAAAATACTTAACAAATTTAATTTAAATGGAAACTAACAAAATACAAGATACTTTTAATTTATTAAAGAATAAACCATCAGATATAAATGAACATTTAGAAACTATAAAAAAATATGCATCTGAATGTGATGTTTGTATTGAAATGGGTGTTAGATATGCAGTTACTACATGGGCATTTTTAGCTAGTACAGCAAAAAAAATTATATCATATGATATAAGATATGATAAATCTATAGAAGAAGTAATAGAAGCAGCTAAAATGTATGATAAGGATTTTACTTTTATAGAAGTTGATGTATTAAAAATTGATATAATTAATACAGATTTATTATTTATTGATACTTTACATTCATATTCTCAACTATCTCAAGAATTAGAAAAGCACAGCAGTAGTGTCAGTAAATATATCATATTGCACGATACAGAAACATTTGGATATAGAGATGAATCTATTTATTCTCATGCAAGTGATTTAGCATCAAAATATTATGAAAAAGAAGGATTAAAACCAGTTATATCCGATTTTCTAGCTTCTGATATTGGATCATCTTGGAGATTACATGAAGAATATAAGAATAACAATGGGCTAACCATACTTAAGAAAATATGAAAAAGGTAATAAGCTACTCATTATGGGGAGATAATCCAAAATATGTTCAAGGCGCAATTGAAAATATTAAATGTCAAAAACAATTTTATCCTGATTGGGTTTGTCGTTTTTATGTGCATAAAGATATACCAAATTATGTATATAATAGACTAACATTAGATGGAGCGGAAGTTATTGATGTAGATGAAAATCCAACTATATCTCATATGAATGCTCCTGGAATGTTTTGGAGATTTGATGTGCTTAATGATTCCACAATAGATATGTGTATAATTAGAGATTGTGATAGTAGATTATCACAACGTGAAAAAAACTGTATAATAGATTGGGAACATTCAAAAAAAGAATTTCATATAATAAGAGATCATCCACATCATAGTACTCGTATAATGGGAGGGATGTGGGGTTGTAAAAAATCTTTTATAGATAGAATAGATTACAAAAATCTTAAATCGCAATTTGATAAATTATCGTATACAAATAACTATGGGTCAGATCAAGAATTTCTTACTCGTATGATATATCCTTTAATAAAAGATAATGTATGCATTCATGATGATTATCATTTTTTTCCAGATGAGAAAGTTAGAATTATTCCACATCTAAAAACTAATAATGACTTTATAGGAAAACCAATAGAAATTAAAATATGAAAACATTAAGTATAGGAATTACAACATTTAGAAATAGATTAGAAGAAGTATGCGAACAAGTCGATTCAATAAGATCATATAATAAAACTATACCTATTTTATTAGCAGTTACTACAAACTATAATGAAACTATGCCGGAAGATTATAGATTGGGAATACTTTCTTTATGTGCAAAGCATCCAAATATTTACCCTTTAATGTTCCCGGGATATACTGGGTTAGCTAAAATGTGGAATAATATTATAGTGCATTCTACGACATCACATATATTCATAATGAATGATGATATATCATTTAAAAATCCAATGGCAATTAATGAGATAATTATACAAATACAACAAAAAGATGTTTTTAAAATAAATGGGACATTTGGCACATTTGTTATATCAAAAAAAATGGCAGATACTATGGGGTATTTTGATGAAAGATTAATAGCATATGGAGAAGAAGATGGTGATTTTATGAATAGATATTATGCTAAATATGGAACTAAAATAGAAGTAATATTTATTGAGCATCTTACTAATAGAGTTCAAAATATGTTCAAACATTCATATGACAATGCAATGGATTGTATGATTGCAGGCGGAGGATATAAACCGATTGTTAATTTTAAAATTGTACAGAAAAAAGAAAATGATAATTGGCCAAATGAAAAACAATACCCATATGAACAGTTTATATTAGATAATTATCATAATATAGGAAAATTTACAGAAATCAAGTATTAATTTTATCTAAAAAATAAAAAATAAAAAGCTTCTTCTGTATCTTCATTATAATCAATTTCAATATATCTTCCCATTTTTAGATCATCATTATAATACATTACTACAAAATCATCTTCAGGTGGAAGCTTATTAGCAGAATTGATATTATCTTTCCACATAGAATCGAATTCATGAGTCTCTGGATAATTATCTAATTGGTTAAATAGCCAACCTTCATTAATCCATAAAGCATCTTCTGGTGTTTTATTAATAGATTTTAAAAATTTACGAATATTTTTATCTCTAAAACTATCTTTTCCTGAAATTATCTTATCATAAGTATTTAAAATATTATATACATGATGATAAGATAATTTTGTTTTGTTATATGCAGGAAAATGTGCAATGGATCCTACACCTATTGCTGATAGTCCAGATTTATTAATTTCTTTTTTTATTTCATTTACTAATTTAGCTCTCATAATTTATTTATTTTGAATAAAGAACCCATTTATTTTACCGAATTCATCATGTCCTTTTATATCTAATTTACCAATTCTTGCATCTTCATCAAAAACACAGTTAGTATATCTATCTGTTCTATATGAATATAAGTCTACATTTACTCTTAAAATTATTTTTGAAAAATTCCAATTATCTTCCCAATTTCTTATTTGGCTACGTACAGCCCAATTATATCCTTCTTTTTCCACATCCAACCAAAGCATATCAGAAAATAAAAAGTTTCCACGTCTTTGTATTAATTTTCTTAAAACATCATATACAGTATCTTTAAATACTTCATCCATTTGTTTACAATTGACAATAATAGTAGGTATTTCTATTTTAGCACTACGCCATGCTTTTAAATACGCATCTTTACCAATTCCTATAGTGCCTAATCCAGAAATTTCTCTATTTTGTTTTATCTCATTTAAATATTCTTTTACTATCTTCATAAATTATTTATATTTAAATATCCATCCAAAAATTTTATTATCATCCCAGAATTCATTTGAAAATGAAATAAGTCCTATATTATAGTCGTAGTTATATTTTGCTGATTGCACATTATGAGAATCCCACGAACTTCCAGATATAATAATTTTTTTATCCCATTTAATTTCCTTTAACCAATTTTCTAATCTACTATTTATAGTTAGTGCACCATTTTCTATAAAAATATAATTATTTATATCTATTTTTAGTTTTGATTCTACATAAGCTATTTTTTTCTTAAATGAAGAATTTAAGAAAATATCATTTAAATAATCAGGATTATCAATAAAATCCGGCCAATTAGCTTTCATATATTTATATGCCTTTGTCATTCCAGCTGAACCTATACCAATAGAACTTAATCCAGAAGTTGTTGAATTTTGTTTTATCTCATTTAAATATTCTTTTACTATCTTCATAAAATAGTTTATTTTATATATTCAATTTTTTTAGTTATAAGTAAAAAACATTAGTATAACATCATAAATGTTTGTATAATATTAATTAAAAATATGTTATATAATTAATTTTAAATCATATTTATTTATGTGCTTATTTACTTAGTTTCTTTAATTGTTTCAACACCTATTATTTATTAGTTTTAAAATAAAGATATATAATAAAAAACTAACAAAATGAACGAAAAAACTGTTTTAATACTTGAAAGATCTTCACAGAACCTTCAAAAAATTAATAAAGGTGGAAAAACCGTTCTTGAGGGAGTTTTTGCGGAATTTGGTAAAGAAAATAGAAATGGTAGGATTTATGAAGAGTCACAGTATTTGCCTCACTTAGAATATCTAAAAAAAGATATTGCTAATAATAGTCTTTTAGGTGAATTAGATCATCCTGAACGTTTTGAAGTTTCTTTAGGAAATGTTTCTCATAGAATTACTGAACTTTGGTACGATCAATCTGCCAGACAAATTAAAGGTAGAATAGAAATTCTTGAAGGCACTCCAAAAGGTCAAATTGCAAAATCTTTATTAGAAGCAGGTATTCCTCTTTCTATATCTTCAAGAGCAGCTGGTTCAGTAAATGATGATAAATCTGTTGAAATTCAACAAATTTATACATATGACTTGGTTGCAAAACCAGGGTTTGAACAAGCTCAATTAAGAACTGTAAACGAAAGTTTAGATCCTAACATGGCAAGAATAAAACTTCTTGTTGAAAGCATGAATAATTTTGATTCATATGGAAAAGAGTCAATGGTAAGTGAATTAGGAATAGTTAATGAAAATCTTTCTATTTTTGATGTTACTGATAAGTTTCCAGCAGCAAAATTAAGAGAAGAGGCAAAAGCCATAAAAAATAACAAAAATAATAATATGAGTACAAAAGGAACTGAACCATTTAATGAAGAAACTGTTCAACAATGGACTGTATATTTCAAAAATGAATTAACTAAACTTAATGAAAGATTAGAAAAAATTGAAACATTAAGCACTCCAGCAAACGTATCAAAAGAAATAAAAGAGATTCGTGGATATATTGAAAAAACAAGAAAATTGCAAGAAGGCGCTATTAATTGGCAAACTGATATTGCAAAATCTGTTAATAAAGTAGCCAATTTTGCAAATGAACTTGCTATAAAAGGAAACGAACATTATGATTTAACAAAAAAAATAGTAGAAACTGTTGATTACAATGCAAAAACTTTAAACCATACACAAGATTGGATTGGTAAAAATGCTGAAGTAACTAATATTATAGCAGAAACAGCTGATCATAATGCTACTATGCTTAATAATCTTAACGAATGGACAACTCAAATTGCAAAAGGAGTTAATGCTCTTAATGAATGGGGTTCAGAAAAAGCTATTGCTATTAATGGTATTCATGAATGGACTTCTGATATAGCTAAAAATTTAAATTATACAGCTAATTATACAGAAGAAATGTTAGGTAGAGCTATGAGTAAATCAGATGCAGAAAAACTTATTAAATATGTAGAGCTAGTTGCGGAATCAAAATCTAATCCAAAATTAAAATCAAAAATAAATGAAATGATAAAAACTAATTCCATCAATTCAAAACCACTATCTGAAAATTCTATAAAAGGAATGAAAGTTATAGATAGTGTGGGCAAAGTTGGCAATGTTAAAGTTAATGATGTAAAAACAGGAAATGGTGGAGTTGTTATTGACGCTAAAACAAAAACAATAATAGCAAAAAAAGGATCTATTAACTTTGCAAAAGGCAAAAAACCTGCAAAATTAAAAACTGCTGATTGTTGTGTACCACAAGCTAGCGATGTAAAAGCTAATTTAAAAGCTACTGGTACTCCAAGTTCTATGAAAGTTATGGATAAAACCAAAACTATTGCAGTTGCTCAACCAGTAACTAAAGCTGCACCAAGTACTGCAGCTCAAAATTTAAAATTAAATGTAAAACCTGAATCTAAATTAAAAGAATCTAAAGATATAGTTTCTTCTATTAATCTTAGATCTAATAATCTTAATGAAAAACTTTCAAAAATCATTGAAATTTCAGAAAAACAAAGAACTATTAATGAGCAAACAGTTAACGAATATCCATTCGTAAAACTATTAGCAGAAAGTGATAAAAAAAGATTTGCAGAATTAAGTGCAACTGACAAAGAAAAAGTAGCCAATAGAGTAAAGAAAACTCCAACTGTAGAATCTGCTTCAATATTAAAGATATGGGAAAATGCTTTAACTAGCAATGCTCCTGTAGAACCAAAATGGTTAGAACTTGCTCCAAAACAATTTAAAGAAGCTTATAATAAAGCATCTGAACAATTGAAAGAAAGCTTAACAGCAAAATCTGAATTTTTCACATTAGAAAATCAATATCAAATTGATAATTTTTGGGAAACTTCTGGAATTGTTATAAAACCAGCAATTAATATTAATGAATCAAAAGTTATAGTTGGTCAATCTACAAAAGAAACTGATGATTTAGACCCAATGATTGCGAATATTGCTCTTGCAATGAAACGTTATACTAATTATAGATAAAATAATGGTGCAGCAAGTTGTAATATAACAAAATCAACCAATAATAAATAAAATAAAAATAAAAAAATAAAATGGCACAATTAAACGAACAACAAATTCAAGCAAAATGGGCTCCTATGATCGAATCTGCTACTGGTATTACCGATAAAAGTAGAATTGCATGGGTTTCTAAATACGCTCACTTTCACGCATTAACTGAATCGGCTATGGGTGGTGTTTCTGCTCCTTACTCAACTTTGTACAATGTACCTGGAGTAGGTAATGCAGTTCCTGCATCTAGTGCATCTGTAACTGGCGCACAATTTACTTCTGATACAGTAAAAGGTTCTGGCGACAAATGGCCTGCATTACTTCCAATGGCTCTTCAAGTAGCTGCAAGAACTGTAGGTTTTGACATCGTTAATGTAATTCCAATGCCAGGTCCAACCGGTGTTGTATCTTACTTAGACTATGTATATGCTGGTGGAAAACAACCTTATGGTGCACAACCTGGAAAAGCTGGTGCTGCAAATCCTAGCAATTTAGCTAGTACTTTTGAAGCTCCTACTGCATTCAAATTAGCTATTGATGCTTCTGCAAAATTATGGATCACTGATGGTAAAGTTGTAACTTTCCAAACTGATGCTTCTGCAGTTGGTACTACAAAAACATTAACCGCTACTTATATTGGTAAATCAAGAATTGATGGTTATGCAATGTTCAAAACAGGTACATTCAGTACTGGAACTTCTACATTATCTGATATATTTGATGGTACTTCAGCTGTACTTATTGACTCATCAATATCTACTGTAGCTACTTATCCTACTTTAATCTCTACTTTAGAAGATCAAGTACAAGGATTTACTGGTGCTGGTGTTAATGACACTGATAATTGGAATGGTACTTTCGTAAATGGAACTACTTTATACGAACCAATGGATAGAGGAACTGGTGAAGGAACTTACCCAAGATCTTTAGGTCTTCAAGTTTTCACTAAATTCGTACAAGTTGGAACTTACCAAGTTGCAGTTTCTGTAACTCAAGAACAAATCCAAGACCTTAACAAACAATGGGGTATTGATGTAATTGCAATGGTAGAAAACGCTGGTATTAATGAAATCTCTCAAAGTATTAACAAACACATCCTTTCAAGATTATTTGCTCACGGATGGAAAAACCACATCAAAGCTAACGCTGTTGAAGGTATTAACTTGAACTTAGACGTAACATCTACTTCAAACACTACTACTGCTGCTTATGCATATAATGACGCTGGTTCAGTTGTAACTACTGCTATGACACTTCCAGGATACAAAGTATATCCTACTTCAGGTGCTGGATTTGAAAACCAAGACACTATCATCAAAAGAGTTATGTCACTTGTACTTGCTGCAGGTAATGTAGTTGCTCAAAGAGGTAGAAGAGGTCCTGCTAACTTCTGTGTAACAAACTTAAAATTAGCTACTGCTCTTCAAACAAATACTCAATATTCTTTCTCACCAATGGCTAACACTATTACTCAAACTAATGGTTCTTTATATCCACTTGGAACAATGGCTGGAATGACTATTTATGTTGACCCTAACATGCTTTATTCAGATACTCGTATCTTAGTAGGTAGAAAAGGTGCTGCTGACGAACCAGGAACTGTATTTGCTCCTTATTTAATGGCTGAATCAGTAAAATTAATTACTGAAGGTACTGGCGCTCCTAAAGTTATCATCAAATCAAGATACGCTCTTGTAGATGCAGGTTTCCACCCAGAAACGCAATATATTACTCTATTTGTTAAAACTAACGATGGAGCAATAATCTAATAGATTAACATTTAACTCTCTATAAAAAAAGGAGGAACTTAAGTTCCTCCTTTTTTATTTTTCCAATAAAGCTTTTTAACTTCACTTTTTAACAATTTAGTTTCATTTGTATCTTTTTTATTTTTCATCTTATTAGAAAAAATTAAGTATCTTTCTTTACCCTTTTCTTCTCCTAATTTAGATATATAATAATCTAAAGTATTATTTGCTTTATGTCCTTTCTTTTTATCTTTAAGATTCTGCACAAATGCATCATACTTTATTTTTCCTTCTTCATCTCCGTGTTTTTCTATAAAACATTGTAATCTAGACTTTCCTTTTCGCTCCTTAAGAGTGTTCATATAGATTTCATACTTAATAACTCCTTCTATTTCACCAAATCTTTTTATATAGTGGTCAAGATTGCTCTTTCCTTTAGCTCCATTTCGTAGTTTTTCTTTTGTTTCTTCAGTGTGATGATAACCTCTACTACTACAACCACCCATAGTCATATTATAACCACAATTGAACGAATCATGATATTCTATCCAATAAGTTTCTCTTTCATCTAATAAATCTAGTTCAACATCAATTTCTATAACTTCCCATTTGAACATATTCCATCCATATTTTCGTAATGCTTGATGAAATTTAAGTTGCGAATCATATTTAAATGCGCTAGATTTATGTTTGTTCTTTCTATATGTAAGCGTCGTAAAAGTTTGACCAACATATTTTTTATTAGAATTTATATTAGATGCTAAATATATTATACCCGATTTATTCATATATTTTATACTTGCTCAGATAAAATAGTTTTATAACCTTATTTGGTTATATTGATAGTTTATAACCAAATAAGGTTATAAATGGTTATAAGTTATTTAATATATCGCTTATATTTATATGTAATCAGAACACCTCAGATGGTGTTTTAATATTAGGCAATAGGAATTACCTTAAAAATATTAAAACACCATCTGAGGTGTTCTGAATAATAAATGGAATTATTAGTTCCCTTTATTTATTCTTTATATTTTACAAAATATACATAATTATTACCTGTTGGTACAACTTCATGAAAGAATCCTACATTATATTTGTAATTATAAAATGAATGTATATAATATGAATCATCATCTTTACTTATATAAGCAGTACCATGTTTGCCATTTAAGCTTTCTAAGTAATTTCCCATTACATTATTAGAAAGTCCTTCTATTTTTATATAATTACTATAAGGTGGTTCTAAAAATTCGTTTAGCTTTTTTTCATCTATTAAATCTTTAATCTCATCTAAAAATTTCTCTATTGTTTGATTAGTAATACACTCAGGTTTTGTTTTTTTAAAATGTTCATATGATTTAAACATAGATATTTTACCAATTCCAATAGGAGATAATCCACTACCTTCTATATGTTGTCTAATTTCATTTATAACTAATTTTGCTTTCATATTAAAATTTATTTTTATAGATCAAGTGATAAGAAAAATAATGAATCAACACTCTTTTTATCTATAAAATATATATTATCGCCATTTTTCTCATTAATATCTATATAATAAGATGGCGTATGCCCAACAATTTGATTAATGCCAATATGTCTATCTTTAATTAATTCTTTTTTATCTGCCCATATGATACTACCTGTATCATATATTCCACCTCTAACAGATCCAATGAACCAAAGAGCACTTAAATTATCTTTGAGATAATTTAAAATTTCATGTAATGGAGCATTGTTATATTCATCTTTTGTAGGATAAAGCTTACTTAATAATGAATCTGGATTTTGATATAATTTATCAATAAAATTAGATTTATAAGATTGAGTTAAACCAGCATGTGTTATAAGAGTATATTGTGGCATACCATTTTTATCTAATTTATTTTCACTATAATAGCCCCACGCAACATCAAATAATCTCCAATTCCGATCAAATATTTCTTTTATATCTAAATAATCCATTGATCTAAACCCACTAGTATTAGATTTACAAAATACATAAGCATAATCATGATTTCCAAGTAGAAAAAACACCTTATCCATATATTTTCTTTTTAACAAAATTAGTTCATATAAATTTTGTTTTATAACTTTAGATGGACGTGTAAAACTGTCAACATAATCTCCTACAAAAATTATTTTGTCAAATAAATCTATTTTTTCTAAAATCCATTTCCAATCATCTTTTCCATGAATATCTCCTATAATTAATATCTTCATAAATTGTTATTTTTTTCCATATGTATTTATAGGAGGATTGGTTGATTTAAATTTCGCTTTATTTTCAATCATTTTCTTATCTGCAATATTAATGCTATAATCTAATCTAAATGTTATTTTAGATTCTCCAACTGAATATAGACAATTAGTTGTAATATATCTTGGATATACCGATAAAATAATGAATTCATCTCCAGCGTATCTAATAAAACAATCAGTATATGACAGATAATTATCTTTTATATCACCTACACAATCTAATATATGTTGATCTCCAGAAGTATGACCATTTTTATTGTATTCTTTTAAGTTATTAATATCAATAAAATAAACATAATTATACTTATTAATATCTATCGTTTTAAGATAGTGTCTATTATAAAGCCCAGTTAGTTCATCATGATATGCGTAATATTTTAATTCTTTAATTTCTTTAAACCATTTTTTAATTCCGGAAAACATATTAAAAACTCCTTTCTTGTTAAATGCGTCCAAAAATGTTTTTCATCAATAAAAAACATAACTGCTATATAATCAGGTTTTGGCCTAAAATGCAATCTAAATCCTTCAGTAAAGCCTACTCCCATATCTCTTATTATAGATTGGCTATTTAATATAGACCATTCTCTGTGAGGTATGCCTAGTTCTGTTAAAGAACCAGCTCTCCATATATCATATGTGAATTGTACTGCAGGTATTCTTTCCATTAGTTAATATGGATATCCACTTCTACATGTTTCACAACAATATCCTTTAATAACTGGATATCCACAGTGTTTGCATGGATATATTGATGGGCAATAACTACGGGCCAATTGGTCAGCAAGTTTTTGCCATTTTCTGGTATCAGATTTAATCTTTCGAATCTTTCGTTTCTTTTCCATTTTTAACTTTTTAATATTTCTGGCCAGCTTGCATAAACAACGTTTTGGTTTACACAATATTCTCGTAATGTTTGTTTTTGTTTTGGACTAATACTATCAGGCAATACAAAGCATGGAGGATCTGTCCAGCCTAAGATCTTTATCCATCCACGATTTTCTAATTCTTCGTAATGGTACTTGCTATAAGACTTTATAATTTTATGATATACCTCATTATCATGCCTTTCTAACCAATCTGATGCATATTCATTGTGCATTGCAAAACCAACCCAGTGCGTCTTTCCAGAAGTATCAATCCAACAGGATCTATATTCTTTCTTAGGTGGCGGAGCAGATAAGCCTGCTTCTTTTGCCTTAGCTTTGGCTAATAGATTAAGCTTTGCTTGATACTCTTTTGGTGATAAGAAATATTTAGAAGATGTTTCTTTTGATTTTAATATTCGTTTCTTTGTAAAAGAAAGTCTTCCTTCTATACGTTTAATATCATCAATATCATGGCAAGCCTCTGATGTTTTTGCTACATTGATAATAACCCAATCAAACACAATATCTAAATCAAATTCTCTATAAATTGCATCTATAGTAGAATCGTCAAGCCAATGTTTTGCATCGTCAAGATCATTAATGTTTTCATCATCAATAATTATCTCAAATATTATCTTCTCAAAGATACCTTGTTGAAGCTGCGTACAAAAAAATGTTATTTTAGTGTTTTTCATCTGTTATTTCTTTAAACCAACGTGGCACAGCTTCAACTATTTCTTTATGAAGTTTTCGATCTGTTTGATCTTCTTTTACTCTATAATGTTCTTCGCCATCAAATTGTAAAATATCGCCACAATCAAACTGTACTAACCAATTTGTAATTACTTCAAATTTTCTCATATCCAACCTCCTTTGTTAGTTATAGCTGTATGAAGATGATTCATATAGAAACCAAAACAATCACATGAGTATTTTTCCCAAAGCTCTTCACATCTTTCCCATTCTTCTAATAGTTCTTTATGTGTAGCGTTTTCTATGTCTATCATTTTGATAATTTTATTCTGGATGAAATTCGCGATATTTATTGTTATACGAAATGCAGACATCCAAGCAATTAGCTTTACAAATTTTATCATTATGCGAGTTATGATTTTTAAACCATTCAACTCTTTCTCGCCTCATATTAGGACCAACTTTTCCAATAGCCTTACCTTTTTCTCTCATGTATATAACACACGGAAAGTGCATTTCTCCACCAATGACACTATCATCTAATACAATAGCGCATTTAGTTGAATCTGAATCAAGAATTCCACGAACATTAATACCTTCAGTAAAATGTTTAATTCTATATGCTAAAATTGGATGCGCATCTAAAATTTCCTGCTCAACTTCATTTAATCGAGGTATTTTTAAAAAATCAACTTTATTTTCCATTAGAATATAATTTTAAAGATTCACGTATTTTTTGTTTTGATTCTTCAGTATGAGTTTTTCCTTTCATCCAAGAAGTTTTTCCTTTTAATGATTCACTTAATTTAAGTTTAGCTTCATCTGACATAATTTTTCCTTTATTTTTACCCATCATCGATTCTCTTCTTTTTTGACGAGTTTCTTCTGATTGAATTCTACCTTTTCCTGCTTCACTTATTTTTTTCCTTGCTTCTTCATCGTGTTTTGGGCCCGAATGCTTTCCGAGTTGAGATATACTCATTTTCTCTCTAGTTTCAACCGAAACTATTGAGCCTAATCTAGTTTGTCTTCCTTTACTGCTTTCACTTAATTTTCTTCTTGTTTCATCAGAAGGATTTCTAGATTTTAAACTTAATTTTCTTTTTGTTTCTTCGGATAATTTAGTGCCTAAAGAACTTCCGGCCACTAAATTTATATTATATCCTACGCTTTTCCCATCTACAATTATTAATGTATCTAACCAATATTGTTCCCTAGATAAAATAAGGGTTTTAAATTCTTTTTTATCTTCTATAAAATCAACAAATTCTAATATTTCCCATTGAAAATTATCATAACCATATGTATCGTATGCTCGTTGTAAATGTATGTTTTTATGAGTTCCTTCTTTTAGAACTTTAAAATGATGCCATTTTCTTTTCATTAAATCGGCCGAACTTCCTACATATAGTTTATTATTGATAATATTTGTGATTTTATATACTCCTGCTTTTTTATTCTTGCTCATTTATATTATATATGAACAAGAAATTAAAAGTTTCACATACTAGCAGAGATTATTCTAATATCAGCAACTCCTAAATCATGAGCAAATTTAATAGTATCAATAGTTTTATCAATATTATCTGGAGTAAGAACAACTCCAACAGTAACGTAAGTTAATTTAGAAATTTTTTCAATATTAGCTACTACTTTATCCCATGAGCCTTTTACTCCACCTGCCATTTTATCACCATCATCTGCGCAACATGCATCCAATGATATAGAAAAATCATTACATCCTCTTTCAATAAGATCTTGATATAATTCCCATTTATTAGATCCATTTGTAGATATTGCCACACGTTCAATTCCTTTACCTTTTGCATAAGAAACTATATCCCTTATATCTGGATGTAAAGTAGGTTCTCCACCAGAGAATCTAATATTTTTTAATGGCTGACCTTCACACCAAAGATCTATATTACGAACTATTTCACTTAATGTAAGTTGTTTAATTTTACGAAACCCATAAATAGAATCTTCCAAACCTCTACAATAAGGACATGTGAAATTACAATATTCAGTAATTATCATTTCACATCTTTGCATTTGAGAAGCCTCAGATACATTACGAGCTCTTTCATCTGATAAAGTATAAAACCCAATTTCCTTTAAATCTTTCATAATCAAAATAATAATAATATTGGTAAAAGTAAAAGTAACACACATACAACTATGGCTATTGCATATATAATGTAAACCGACAAATATATAATAACAATCGCTGCTAAAATTATTCCGGCAATAGCACCAAGTACTATCAAAATAATTCCAATTATTGATAATAGAATTTCCATTACTTTAAATTGTTAATTTTTATTGTATCACCTACATTAAACATTCTTGCTGGTAAATATATTCTAGGTTTACGATTTAATAGATCATAATTTCCTGTAGCATTATATTTTCCAACATATTCGCACCAATTATCATCCACTTTATAAATACATTCAACAACAAATGGTTTGGCATCATTACCTATCATAGGACTAGATGTACATGATATTAAAAATGATGTGATTACTAATAATAAAAATAATTTTTTCATTCTATTTTACTTCCTTTTTTTAGATTACAAACAGCACACATAGTTCTATAATTACTTTGAATATTTTTACCACCATTAGCTTTAGCTAATATATGATCTTTTGTAAAAAGAACTTCGTTTCCTTTTTTATCTAATCCATAAAGATTTAAATGATATCTTGCATTTTCAGGAAAAACAGGACGTTCTATTGCAAAATAAGATGCTACGCAATGACAAGTTGGACATTCCAAACTACGTTGAAATACTGGATATCTTTGTGAAGAGATTTTCACATTAAATCCATTAATAATTTTATATTTATCAGTTTTTTTGTTTTTTGAGTCCAGTAATTCAGGTAATATATCTAAATTTATTATACCGACTCTTACATTTGGTCCATTCTTCGCCATTTTTTTATTTTTATTTAATACTACAAATATAATAAAAATTCGCGAATTTTTAAGTCTTTTATAAAAATATTTTAAAACTATTTTTTACTTACCAATCTTGAGCTAGTTCAATAGCTGAAACAATACTTCTTATTTTTTCACGATATTCTCTGTCTCTTATATCAAGTATTTTTACGATTTTATCAACAGCTATATCTCTCTTTTTATTTTTCTTTATTTCTACCATATTATCATATGGAGTAGGCATATAAATTTCCTTTTTAATCATTTCAGATACTTCTTCAAAAGCTTTCCATTCATATTGACTTTGTATAGTCATATCAAATGCTTGAATATATTTAAAACTTAACCTATTTTTAACTGCAGTTAAAAATTCATTCATCTTAAACTCAACCTTCGCTTGAATTTCTTTTTCTATTTCTAATTCAGACATTCTATATTGTTTTAGTAAGATGGGTCAGAACTATGTTCAATTGCTTCTAATGCCATTATTTCACGTTCATATTCTTGCATAATTTCTATAATAGACTTATATAAATAAGCATAACTATGATATTTAGTTAATGGCGTAATTCTTTTTTCCTTTAATCGTTCTTCTATTGTTTTCATTTTGGTTTTGCAAAAAGTTTAGAAAATATTTTAGTATTCTCTTTTTTTAATTCATGTATTTTGTCATCCAATAAATTGATTTCTTTATAATTGTACTCAATTATATTGAGACGCTCTATATCTGATTCATCAATTCGTTTTACCATTAAATTTCCACAAGAATGTAAATAGTGTATTTTGATACATGTTCCAACTTTTGCACTTGATAATCTTTTCTTTAAAGCATCAGATAAACTTGTTTTAAGTAATTCACTTAAAGGATGATAATGTTTTTTTCCAATAAGTTTATAATCGCTATAATAATGTGGGCCATATGTTGGTCCTTCATATCTTCTATCAGAATCATACCACATGAAATATTTTTCTTCACATTTATGATTAAGAGGATTTCCTTGAATATTTACTTCAATTGTTTTTTTACAAATAGGGCAAATATTAAAATAGCCTTGATATGTGCCATCTGGTAATAGTTCAGCCATTTTATATGTTATTAAATTCTGGTACTGATGTTCTTAATTTTTTTAAAAAGTTTTCTTCAATTACATAAAGAAATTCTGCAGGACTTAATGGAAACAATTGATCAGGCCTTTTTACAATAGATCCATGACCATATTCTTTTTTATATGATACTCCATCTTCTCTCATTGGAAGCTTTTCAATATAAAAATTAAGTTCTTCTTTACTATCATTTAATTCATTATTTAGATAAAATTTAAGACAATGCGTTTGTGTAAAGAATGTATTTTTTGCATTTTTTCCAGCTTCAACATGCCCTAAATTTGCTATGTACATAAGTAGATTAGCGTATAAGTCAACAAATGATGGTTTTTCTTGATTATATGTTTTTAACGCAAGATTATAATCTCTATTAACAAAATTCCCATCTTCATCATAATTTATCCAGCATCCTGACCCTCTAAGGCTATAAGTAAATTGTATTTGATCTAATTTATTTGTTAAAGAATAATCTTCTCCTTTCATATATCTTGGTAGATTCCAATTTTTTGGAGCTTTTACATTACTATATGAAGATAATATAGAAATATGTGTATTTTCATAATTTTCATTTCTATATTTGTCTTTATAGTTAGTATAACAATATAAAGGAAAAAATTGATTAACTAATGCTGATTGAGGAGGATATAATTCATTAATTTCATCATTGAATCGTTTTTTTACATATTCTTCTACTTCTTCTTTAGAAAAATACCTCACATTTTTACCAGATAAGCATTTTACTTCATCACCTTCATAAGAATCAATTGTCCATTCTTCCCATGTATATTTAAATGAAGTTGGTTTTGGATGATTTTTTATTTTTTGAATTAAATCTAAATCTTTATTAAGAAACGTGCTATAATCATCATAATCTGAATCTTTTGCACGTTCTGTTTTTATATATTCTAATTTTTCCATATAATTAAGATTCTATTGCAGTTTTAATAACGCCAACTATACATACAGCTGCCCATAATCTACCTGCTAAAGTAGAAATAGGCCATGCTAAATCCCAAGAAATAAAAGCACTTATTAAATATAGAAATATTAATAATATTATTGATACGATAAAATCCATCCATATGTCTTCTCTATTGTTCATCTTATTTATTTTAGTTATCCCAATTCCAACCGTGCGATTTATTACTATAAAAATCTCCTGTAAAAACATGACCATTAATATTAGCACTACCTACATTCCGATAACTCCAATATTGTATGTTACCCATACAAGATTCATTTACTTTTACTTCAACTTTAACATCTGATATAGATAAGCCATATTTTTTAAAATCTAATCCATTGATTATATCCCACGATATTAAGCTATTTAAGAATTCAGTTTCTGGATGATTGTAATATTTTTCAATATAGCCTTCGACATATTTACGCTTGACACCAAAATCATCCAAAACTTTAGTACGTTCTTTTTCTATAGTTTTAGCTATTTTCTTAAGTTCAATTATCGTTTGTTCATTGGCGTTATTTATTGGATCTATTAATTTAGATTTGAGCTCGTCATTTTTTAATCTAGGTTCTAACACGCTATTTACCTGATAATGGCCATTACATACATTTGCTACATCAGGTTTTAGTTCATTTAAACAATTAACAAATCTTTCAAGACCATGCATCCAATATACTATTGCGTCATAAGTCCATTCTTCATCGTTTGCATTTACAAGGTTCTTTATATCTTTAATTAATTTATTTAATAAATCAATTAGTTTAATATCAACTCCTGATTTTACTAATGCTAACCCTTTTAAATTTTGTGCAACAAAAGTAACTTTATCATATAGAAGATCTACTCTTCTTGTTTCATGATGTGGGGCCCAATATCCTTTTGGTTCCTTACCTATTTCGTAAAATATTCCAAGTGTTTTACTTGAACGAGATACGCGGCCATATATAGATTTTGGATTGTCGTAATATTCACGAACAGCTCCCCAATATACCCAATGTTGACCAGATTCGTCTTCATGAATCTGGCCACGTTTTAATGCAATACCTTCTTTATTTAGCATTTTAGAGAATTTTAATTATTGATGTAAATATAATAAAAAAATGCGAATTAATAAGTCTTTTTAAAAAATTATTTTTCGACATGGTTATAAACTATTTGGCATACTAATACATCTTCAAATTCATATATGCCACATGTATTACAAGCACTATCAATATTCTCATACGTTTTAATATTCCCTTCATCATCTTTCATAAAATCGCTAAATTTTAAATCTTTTATGATGATAAATTTTCCAACACTATCTTTATTGCTCATATGTTAATTTTACTGTTTGATGATAATAACCTGACCATTCACATTCTGTACATTTGAATAATTCTAGCACTTTATCATATTCTACTACAGCTCCATCATTAGGACAGTATAATGTCATAATAGGAGTTTGTTCTAATATTTGAGGATATTTTTCTTTTATCATCTCACGAATTTCTTCATGAGCATATTGCATATCTTCTGCACATTCAAAATTATCGCTATCACATTTTTCAAATATCTTTTTTAAGAAGTCTAAATCAGATTTTTCCATTTGGAATTATATTAAAAGTATTCATAACATGTGGATATAAACCTGCAAAAGCAAATCTTTTATCAATTTTAAAATTTAATGAATTGTCATTAAATTTAATACTCCAAAGAGCTATTTGTCTTATAGTTTCTGTATCTCTAATACTATTATCTGGAAGTTTTCTTATTTCTTCTGGATCTATTGTAATATCATTTGTCATCTTTTCCATCTATATAAGTTCCTAAATTTATTTCAGTATATTCTTTTAAACAATCATAATTATGTGTAGGATCAGTATCATACTCTCCATTGAGTACTACTCCCATTACCCAATCACCACCCATATATGCTTTGTGATTAATCTCTTCTACCAAAATTTCCGCGTTATGCTTCTTAAGTAGCTCTTTAAGATCTTTAATAAATACTTCAGTTCTCTGTTCTTTCGTTTCCATCTTCAATTTCTTTATCAAATCCATCCTCTTCATATTCATATTCACAACAAGGATATTCTCTACCATTCTCATCTACACGACACCAAATTTTACCTTCTTTTATCCATTTTATTGGAAGATCTTCTAACGTAGGCATACCTCTACTTTTAACGTAATGCTGATTACATGTGCAACCTCTTGGAACACAATCATCACAAGAAAATGAATTTCCACCACCAGAGTATCCTGGCATATAAAGCCATATAGCTACTTTTCCACAGTTACAAAGTTCTTTTTCTTTACTCATTTTTATCTTCATAATGTGTTTTTATACTTAAGCCATCTGTTTGTTTTAATTCTGCTCTTTTTCTTTTGTTCATTATAGTTCTTAACATTCTTTTTTGTTTAGAATTACGCAAAACATTTTTACCATCTGTGCGATGAATCGATGATTTTACTGCATTATTACAATTAGATAATGTATCACCATCATCATAAGCATCATTTTTTTTTCCAAATCTTTTCATTAGTATGCTTCGTATTCAGTTATTGGTAAAAGCCCTAAATAAACTTCATCTCTATAGTCATCTTTTCTTTCGACAAATCTAAGCCAAACCCAACCTTTATTAATTGTTTTTACAGGTCTCCAAGCAAACCATGTTGAAAAATGTATAAATCTATCAGCATTCATGATATAAGTTCTTTAAATATTGAAGATGCAATTGCATTATCAATTAAAGAAGCTTCTGGATATAATTTTAAGATCCCCATGAATTTACCCATTTCTTTCATTGAAGTAATGTTATTAGCAGATACAATACTCGAAACAATTATTCGAGTTTCATCTTCAGATAATTTATCTGGAATATATGTACGAAGAACTTTTAATTCATAATCATTACCCATGATTTTTGCATTTTCGCGTAGTTTACTTAATTCTCTTTTTACTACATCATCAGAAAGTTCTTTTCCTACCCTATTGAATTCGCTAATAACTACACGTAAGAAGTCTCTCAATGCATTGTCTTTAGACAGCATCGCTTCTTTTAAATCTTTAATTATTTTTTCTTGTAATGTCATTTTATTATTTTTCAAATGTTTCTACTATATACTCTTCTATTTGTTTTGAAATAGAACAATCCATCTGTTCTACAGCATATAACAAATTTTCCAATTGTTCTTTTGTGTAAAGAGTTGGGTCAAGATTCCACGTTATCATAATATTAATCTTTAGATAAATTTTTTGGTAAAGCGATTTTTGTATTATTCCAAACACCTCTAACATCATCTATTTTTCTTAAATGAGATGGAAGTTCAGATCGTATGGTTTCGAACAAAGTTATTAAACCATTTTCATGTGGTTCTAACCCACTTTTTCCTAAGTTTGTGTAAAAATATTCTAAAAAACTTTTACTACCATATTCTGTTATGGCCATTAATGCTCTAGCTTCACTTTCTGATAGTAACAAATTAATTTGTGCAGTAAATTGAGAAGCTGATTTTATTTTTTTCATTTTGCTTATTTTATAATTTTTTATTGATAATGTCTACAATGTTTTTCGCAATCTAGATTGCCATTATTTAAATAAATACAACATTGATTTGGTAATCTATCTAAAACACAATGAGCGCTTTTTGCTTTATCAAACCAAACGTACAATAATCTTTGAGCTAGATCTATATCTACTTCTCCTGTTTTTACTTGTTTTAAAAGACGTTTTACTTCGTTTTTCATTTATTAATCTTCTCTTAATTCATATGCCCAAAATAATGCAAAAGGAATTCCAAATCCAAATGCTAATACTGAAAACTCAGTCAAATTATTAACTGATTTATTAGAAGCTGCTCCTAAACATGCTGCAATAAAAATAAAAAAGAATGCGCCCCAATTCCATTTTCTTAAATTTTTCATATGCAAATATAATAAAAAAAAGTGAATAATTTATAAAAGATAAAATTATTTATTTAACGGCCAAGTAGCCCATCTATGTTTTAAGTTTTTTACTGTACTATCATTATCAATGAAATCAATAATAGCAGCTTTATTAGAATATTCCATTAGAATGATTTTAAAAGATTGATTAGATCATTTAGTATAATATATTTAATTTCATAATCTGTGCAGTTTCCATAGTACTCCCATTCAGTTTCATCATTAGTATGCATTAAGCTAGTTATTTTCTTATATTGTAAATAACTTATATTTGGCTTAAGCTTTTCTAAAACTAAATCTAATACGGCAAATTCCGGTTCACCTTCATATTCAGTATATCTTTGAGGATCAGAGCTCTCCCAACAACTTCCACCTGATACTCCACCAGTTCTCCATCTCATATAAATTACATGAGTTTTAATTTCTACTGGAATTCCATTTGGTTGTAAAAACACGCCTTGTTCATTTCGTCCCCAATCATTAGGAGCATTTTTATTAATTTCTTTAATTTCTTCTGCAGTTAATTCCATTTTTAAATATTTTTCAAATATTCATTAATCTATTTCATTTCTGATATAATACAGATCACCTCTGTTCACTTTAAAAATAATATTAATATAAACCCTTTAATAAAATTTTTAAGTGAACAGAGGTGATCTGAGTGAGGAGGACAGGATACTCGAAATCCACCCGAATTAACGGGCCCTTAGTTTAGCAGACTAGGTCGCCGACCTTAGCGATTTATCCTCCATTATTTTAATACTTCTTTTAAACGTTTTTGTTCTTCTTTTTTTCCAGCTTCTTTTCCTTTATTATATACGTCAATTAATATATTTTCAATATTACTTTCTGCCTTATTAAATTCACTCATATTCATTTTGAATATTTTCCAGATTAACTTATCAAATTTCATTTTAATACTTCTTTTAAACGTTCATCTTCTTTATTTTCTTTTTCTAACCA